GCCATCATTCTTGACGGCTTCGATGCAGATCGTTTCGCTCTGGTCCTTCACGTACTGGAGTGCATAGCCATTACTCTTGACGGCTTCGATGCAGATCGTTTCGCTCTGGTCCTTCACGTACTGGAGGGCATAGCCATCATTCTTGACGGCTTCGATCGACTCCTTTTCCGATTTGTAAATAACAATGTTCTTGACATTTCCACCAACCGCCTTCAAAAATTCTGATAATTTCATCATCTCAAATACTCCTTAAAAAATAAGAAATTTATGCTTATCATCGATTTATTCATATCATCACCCCATTCCGGGCAAGAAACTCTGCGTCGATGTCGGTACCACCGGCCCGAACCTGCTCGATCAATTTCATCTGGCGTTCGTAATCAGCCACGCCTGCTTCAAGTAATATTGCCAGCTGGTCCTTGAAGGTTCTCCGCTCTTTCTTTGCGATTTCTTCGAGTTGCGTTTTAAGGGCTATCGAAATCCTTACCGGAAGTCCTTTGTCTTTTTGTTTGTTCACACCGCTACCTCTCCAAAAAGCTGTTTAGCGAGCCACAACTCACCTTTTGGAGTCGCGTACACCTGAATTTCCATGTGCTCGATACCCTCTCCGTCTGTCCAGGCCAACCGATCCCGCGTGACGAAGTAGCCAGCATCCTGGTGTTCCTGTCTTGGCACCCAAGAACCATGCAACCTGAAAATGATTCCTTTTTCTGCGAGTATGGGGAAAATCTTTTTCGGCCCGATGCCGTTGATTTTTCCCACCTCGGACAGAAGGCGCAGGCCGGCCGCGTTCGATATCCGGTCGTATGTTTCTGCCTTGGGAGTGAGAACTTCGATGAGCTCGGACTGATCCGCAGCCAGCCGAAGCGCTTCCGCATAAGTAGCCGGAATCTTTTTCGCTTCTTTTGCTTCGAGTTCCATCCAGCGGTCAATGATCTTGGCCCGAAGCTCGACGGAATAACCGGATACCAGGATCATGGTTTCGCGGTATGGGAGTTTGTAGCAGCGATATTCTTGACCATTTTGCAGGTTTTTATATGTTGAAGAAAACTGATCACGAATTCTGATTGCTGTTGCACCATTTGTTGCTTTGTTCATAAAGGTATCGATAGTGCTCGGCTTTAGATATTTGTATTGTGTCCTGTCACCGCGATGATACTCCTCTTCGGGGGGTGTGCTCGGATCGGAGCATACCCCTTCGAGTCGGTCAAACATGATATCAATATCACGACATACATTCCTGTGGTCCTTTCCCATCAATTCCGCGATCTCGCGGGAGTCCATCGTCTTAACGGTCATCATCAGTTCGTTATTCATGATGCAAACTCTTCCAGGGCGATTGCTTCAAGGGTTTCGATCTGTCCCTCGCTGTCGATATAGTCGATGATTTTCATGCCGCGATTTTTTGCGCTCAATATTGCATTGCAGTGGGTCCGGTATCCGAATTCTCGGTAAAGCATGGTGTATGCATCCCTATGCTCTATTCCTGTTTTGGATACATACTCGTTCGCCAGCTTTATGATGTGAGAGCGAGGGTCAAGCGCGGGTGCAGGGAGCGTTGCACGTTCCTGCGTTTTCGTTTGTACAGGCTGTTGCATAAGCATCATGTTTCCCATTGCTACAAGCATTTTGTCCATGAGCAATTCGAGACGGTCGAGGCGGTCAGTAGGTACCTCCTGATTTTCTGTAGCTTTCTCTTTTGCGCTCATTCGAAACAGGTCGGCAGCGTTCTTTCCCATGCCGGTTTCGATGATGGCAATGGTTTCATTGATGTCGAAGTCTGCCGCTTTTCCGTGACCGGCTGACGCAATTTTTTCACCAACTGACGCAATTTTTTCGCCAGTCTTTCTCGCCCATGTCTGTATGCTTCTTTCTGTTTTGCCAACGGACCCTGCGATTTCTCTGGTTGTCACTTCGCTCCCTCCTGCTGCCCTTTACCCTGCTTCGCGCTCATGGCATCGAGCATCAGTCCTGCAACCCATGCACCCCTTTTCAGGTGATGCTCTTCCACGTAGGCCTTCATTTCCTCAAACTGCTCTTCAGTAAGAGGCACTGAAATGTTTCTAAAAACGTATTTAAGCTTCATAATGACAGATTATAGCCTAATTACGTTTGTGTCAAGAAGATTTTATGGATTTTTTTCGTAATTACGTACGATACTATAAATATGGGACGTGGAAAGAACGAAGGAGCCGAAGGGTTCTGGGAAAGATTTTCAGATTTATCTCAAAAGGACGGCGCGGTTGCGTCATCTATAGGTATGTCATCGTCTACGCTTTCCTCTTTGAAAACAGGAGGGCGTTTCCCTCCTGTAAATATTGCTGTTGATATTGCCAAATACCTTGAAACTTCTGTTGAGTATCTGGTTTACGGAAAGGAAAACATTTCCGGATTCAAGGATCAAAAAATGCTCTCGCTGTATAAAAAATACGAAAAAGTCATATCCGATCTCGAACTGCTCGATGACGAACGAAGGCGATCTGTCGTCGAAATGATCAGCGCCTATGCCGGAACCAACGGTGCCGCCCGCATAAGGGACTCGGGGTAGGATTATTTATCATGATTTCGGAAACTAAAAGGATGATAGATTTATGAACGACACATCTTTAGAAGCTCGAACGGAAAATTTGAAAGAATTGATACATCAGGTTAATAATTCCGGGAAACAGGCGTGGATTATTGGGAAAAATCTTGACCAAATAGGCAAAGATGGTTCGTTTGCTCCAAAGTTCGTGACATTCACCGCATACGTGCTCAATGAGTTGGGTTTGTCTGCAAATCAAGCCGAGGCATATGTTAAAATTTTTAGTAATTTTTCTATATCTGATATTACCAACATTATGCTTGCCTCGCATTTACTTATCTTAAGCGACTTGTCACAAATTCAGAGATCCATGCTTCTGGAGGCAATGAGAAAGGCCGAGTCGGGCCTTTTCGACGAAGACCCGCTGCTGGGCGCAGATATGCAGAAAAAAATGTTGAAACCGCCATATACAGGTCAAACTCTAAAAATCGCCATCGTTAGAATGAGAGAAGCTACTGGAATGGGCATTGCCGTTTCACAAGAAGATTGCGAAAAGATGGTTCGAAGTGTTTTAAAAGAGCAAAATATAATAAGGGAGATAAATAAAAAAGAGAAAAGGGCTTTTGATATTGATGGATGGCAGGGAAACCCAATACAGTCACACTCTTTGTTTTCCGAAATAATCGCTTATCACCCGAATGAACCGCTTGATGAAACGGGAACAGTTAGTCTGTTCTGCATCCTTTTCCCGGTATTATGTAAATTGGAATTCGAGTTAAGTAATCAGAAGTTATTTTTCAATCGCATAGATTATAACAGGGCAAGATTCCCTGATGCAAAAATAGAGTGTATACAAAAAAATGGAATCAAAGCGTCTGTTGCTTTAGAATTTGAATATAATGCAACTAAATATATAGATCATGTTGCTGAAAATGCAAAGTGTCAGCTTATCGTATGCTGGGAAAACAATTGGACCAAAACAGAGATACCGCACCCACCGGTTTTTTGTCTTAGAAAAACCTTGCTTGCAGGTTCAATAATTATTGAATAACCATTGGTGTGCTAGTAAAAACTATCATTCCGTCCATTGGAGGAACATCTTTTATCAAGTCATCTACGCCAAATAAATAATACACGAGATAGGATGCGCTATATTTTTCAGTAAGCGGGTTGTACGGTTTTGTTAAAAATAACGTGGTGTTATCTTTTTGAGCATCCGGGGGCGTTGCGCCATCATATAGTTTATCCGCATTTCCTTTACATTCTACAAAAACAGGTCTGGAAATTATCATAGCGCTTACATACTGCTTATACCAACTATCATATACCTTTCCTGGGACACCTTGAATCTGTATTTTTCCCCGTTCGTTTTGATATTCAAAGGCGTAGACTATATCAAGAGAATCAATATCCTGCTGCTTGATTGTTTCATCTGTTAAAATCGATTTATAAAACCAATCATGTAAAATTTCACAGTATAATTTCGGAATTGAAAGATTTAATATCGGGGTTGTTTTTCCGGAGCGACCCCAATAGACTTTACTCTCAATAATTTTGTCAGAGATATTTACTTTAAGAACCGTACGGCCGTCGCCATGAATATAAACTTGAATATTTGAATCGGGTACGTATCCATCGAAATATGGGCCGATAAATTTTGCTATGGTTTTCTCGAAGTAGCTTGTGTCGGTTATTTTTGGAAAAGTGTCTGGTAGATTATACTCAAGAGTAGTTTTGCCTTGACCGAATAAACATAGTTGGGAAAATATTCCTACGAGAAAAACTACACTCACAATAATTTTTTTCACATTCGCCTCTTTTGCTGAATGTAAGCGTCTATTCAAAATCTGTCAAGCTGATTTTTTTGTTTGGATTCGTGACTTTTTAAATGTATGCAATAACTCGGATCCCTTTCTCTTTCTCTTTCTATTTCAGTATCAATATCAATATCAATATCAATATGTGTACAAATGTATGCAATAACCCCTGATAAACGGGAGTTATTGTATACATTAACTCCGCTAAACGGTACCAAATGTATGCAATAACTACTTTATCATACAGTACGTGTATCCTTTTGTATAATTTTACCAATTGTGGAAATGGAAAAATTGTCCGTCCTGCAAGAAATTGCTGATTCATTCTGTATGCAATAACTCGCTTAATACGGGGTTATTGTATACATTTGGTACGCTGGAGGGGGGTTATTGTATACATTAACTCTTCCCATTTTAAATTAAAATCGTAAAATTATTTTTACAGAACGCTAAAAAATGCGTTTTATTATCCGTGCATGATTCGTTTATAATTCGTATACGTTAAAAAACACCCAATTCATGTTTCATATACGGCGTGTATCATTTACAATTTGACATAACAATACTGTTAGTTTACTATTATACATAGGATTGCGTTATATGCTTTCCTATCTATACATGACGCGTTGTTCTGGGCACGTCTCCGGCAAAAGAAAATCAGTGCTAATTCGTTTTGGTATAACGATTTAGCAGACGATTTTCGCCATCCGTATACGATTCGCGTATACGGTTCGCCCTGCGCTGAATTGAGGGCCGCTTTTAGGACGGTTGGTATCGATTCTTCGTATATGATTCAACGCCTACAGGGAGTAAAACCATGCCCAGGCCAAAGAAAAGAATCAAAGTTTCCTACCGAAAAGAGCTGGAAAGATACCAAATTTGCTATATCTGGAATCCTGGACACTGGATTATTACACCCTATAAAACCCCGGAAGAGGCGGTTCAATGGGCATCAGAACGGGAGCAGTTGTACAAAATAACAGGTGGAAACAACAAATCCAGAGACATCGCTAATCCTACTTTTGGCACTATTGCTGAAGGTTTTTACGACAAAGACAGTCATTTTCGCAAGATGAAGGCCAAAAAAAACAGGGAATATCTTGAAGATTTTTACCTGAAACGATCCGGATTATTGAAAAACCACATATTGCCCTACTTCCGGAATTACAAAATTACCGAGATTACGCCATACGAAATAGACGCCTGGGTAATAAAATTAAAGCTTGCAGCGGACACAAAAAACAAAACGCTTGAGGTTTTCAAGGAGATAATGCAGTCCGCTTGCGCTCAGAAAATCCTTTCTTCAAACCCCTTGGCGGACGTTGAAAAGTTCGGGAATGACTCAAAGGAGCGGATCCCCTTCACCTCGGAAGAAATAAACAAGATTTTTCCTTCTGACCTGAAACGCGCCCTTCTTGTATGGGAGTCCCCATTGTATCTTTTGTGGGGCATAGTCCTGCGGGATACTGGATGCCGGCCGTCAGAAGCGCTGGCGTGGACATGGACCGACTACAGCGAACAATGGGGAGGGTTCCCTATTGTAAAACGTGTTCGTGGGTATTCTGGCGTCTCTTATCCCGGAACAAAAGGCGGGAAAACACAATTCAGGGCCGCCATCTTGTCCGAATTCGGCAATATGCTACTCAAAACACTTCGGGAAACTTGCACCACCGAAAGAGTTTTTCCATTCCGTGTTGACCAGGGAAACGCCTGCTTCCTGTTTGCATTGGCTCGTGCCCAGGTGCCCCAAAAAGGCCGGACGCAATATTGTCTACGGCATACGGCGGTAACACAGACTATTGATATCGACCGTGCCCTGGCTGCGGAAATGTACGGCCATAAAACCGTAAAACACCAAAATAATTATGATCATCCCAATGTTGAAGAGCTTTTCCAACGAGTTTCAGGAGCAACGGAAGTTTTGCGGAAGCGACTGGACGACAAATAATAATTTTTATCGGAGGCTTGAATGGCTAAGACACAGGTGATAATCAACGAATTCGACAATGGTATCATCGTCGATAAATATCATTTCAACTACATTCAAGAATTACGGTTTGGCGACAAAGACCTTGGTAAATCCGCCATTCAAGCCTTCAGCTCAAAGGACATCGGGACCATCGAGCAAACGATGGTGAATCTTGCCACAAACGCGAAAGCGTCCCTGTTGTTAATCGGTATTGGATGCGTCGTAATAGACCGAGAAGCCCTGTATGAGACGCTCGGATACAAGTCATACCTCGAATACGCCAAACACCTCTATGAAGGGCAGGGCATGTCCGTACAGACGATAAGCGATGCCAAAATAATAGCCGAAGTCTTCATTGATCATTTTTCGAATCTCAATAAAGCCGGATTCAATATCGAGAACAACGCTCATAAATTACGATATCTGAAGATGGCACTTAAAAAGTATTCTCATGCGAAAGCTTCGGTTTACAAAAAAATAGCCTCATCGACATTTATGGAATTCAAGGAATGGGCAACGGCTTCTGATGAACCGGATGAATCATACCACCCGGTAATCAAGGTAACTTCGACAAAAATCATGATCGATGGTACTGATATTCTGAATTTTTCGGATGATCTTCCGGCAGAAGAGAGGGATCACCTTTCCGGGTATCTTGAAGCAGTCTATAAAATCAGGGCGACGGGCAACGAGCCGTTTATCATGGAAACGTATGATGCCGGAGAGCAGCGGGCGATCCTGAACTTCCAGAAGAAATTCAGGGCCGGCCGTTAATCACTGTTTTTCATAATACCCGATTACCGCTTCAAGTTTTTCCGAATAGGCTTTCATGGCAATGATATTGCCTTCAAGCTTCCTGTATTCGTCATAGGAGAGCCATAGGCCCCCATCCTTGTCGATAAACGTCAGTTTACTCAATGCAGGCGCTTCGGGCCTCTGTATGGCCGGATTTAGCACCTCCGGGTCTGGTTCTGGAACAGTCTTGCACCCGCTAAAAGAGATTATTAGCCCGATTAACGAGAGCAGCGTCAGGAGTTGCCTCAAGGGATTCTTTTTTTTCATGTGCCTTTGCCTCTGCCGCATTTGTTGCGACGTTTAATTGGGATAGTTGAAGAATTCGGTGGTTTGCTACTTCAAGATTTGACTTCAATGCCTGATTTTCTTGTATATATTCCGAAAGCCTTTTTTTCAGGTACTTAACATAGTAATAAATACCCAAAACCAAGCATGTCACCAGACAGATTGACGCAAGACACACGGTAATTGTATTCATTTTTCACTTCCTTCTGGCGAGACGGCCTTTCCGGTGACGGCTGCAACCTTCACGCCCTTGTCCAGTCCGACATACGCTGCGGAAAGTATTCCCGAGAAACTGATAACGTCAGTTATGGGAATTGGTACTGTTTTGTCGGGGAAAATAATGGTTACTGCAAACTGGACCACGAGCGTTTCTATCAGAATAACAAGCCAAACTATCACGATCCAAAGGTTCTTGTCCTGCATCGGAGCTATGTAATCCGTTCCGAACTCTCCAGGAGGTGCTTTTGCCGCCATTACAACCGACTTTGCCTTATCGATCCCGACATAGGACAAGCTGATTATGCCAACGAGGTTTACAATTTCTGCCAATGGGAATCCGTTTGGCATCACAACCTGCAGGGCAATTGCGCCTATCAGAAAAACGAGCCACACAATAACGATCCATAAAGTTTTATGTTTCACTTTTCACCTTCCTTGTTCTTTTACCAAACATCTTTCGGGCAGGTTTTTTTTCCAAACTGGTATCAAATTCCAACGTACCGATTTTTTTTATCCTGGCGATTTTACATGCTTTTGCCAAAGCCAGAATAGCGATTGAACAGGCAATTATGAGACTTGATAACTCAATGGGTTTAAGAGACCTGATATATGCAAATACACCTTCAAGCCACTTCATAGTATCTTCGCCACATCTGATTTGAAAGCCAGCAGAAAAGCCGGTATATTTGTCCATAATATCGGACATTGTTTCCAGCCAACTACCTCATGATGTGTCAGTATGTCCTGCATGGGATCGAGAGAGTAGCGCCGGCATAAGTCTGCGCATAATTTTGCAGCAGAACCTATTGTTGCAGAAGTGAAGGTTCCTCCGTCCTTGTGACACATCTCGATACCAATTGTGCAGGAGTTCGGGCTGGATTCATCGGGATTGGCTGCGAACTGTCCGAACCTTACTCGGGCCTTTTCGGTATATATGAATCCTGACACAGGATCAGGCTTCGAGGTTCCGCAGTGGTATGCTTTCTCATCCTCGTCCATGAGACGGTATACTGTACCGTCCAGGTCTATTACGTACTGAGCTGATGCCGAAATATCGGGTGTTGCGTCAAGAGCGTTCTGGCATTTCAATCCTTCGAAGTATGCAATAACGTCGAGAGCGCTCTGATTGTCCTTGCCGATATTGTGCATTACTATCCCGAGTGTCTTCGACCGTTTTTTTCCGGTCCTTGAAAAACCGTTTACCGTGAGATACTTGTCAATTATGTTCATCTGATCGCTCCATATATTTATCAAGATCACCTGCCGCGAACTGGATTGCCAGCTTCCGGCCTTGCCGGAGCGTGGCTTCCATGGCGGAGTGGAAAATTGGCATGAGTTTGGTCTGGTTGTATTCGTAAAGTTCTCGGCGTGACGGGTCGCTTCCGGGATAATACAGTTTGTCCATAAGGGATGTCATGGTAACAATGATCTGGTCCGTGCGTCGCTTCATATAAAGCTCAAATTCTGATTCATCCATCTCGGCCAAATGGTTGGCGGCAAAGAACGATCTTATCTCATTTTTTATATTCCTGCTGACACGGTACAAAGTCAGGTCATAGCAGAACGCTTCGATATCGGTGGCAAGTATCACATCCTCACCCTTCCTGCTGGCACGCTCGTCCAAATAATGGTCCAAGGCAGCAGTGACCACCTTTTGGAGGTACACCTCTGCAATCTCCATCTGACGACGGAGCAGCTCACATGCGCCGGCACGCCCGTGAAGGCAGGCCGTAGGTTTCTTACGGGACTCCTTCCTGAACTTGAACCCCTGAAACGTGAGCCAACCTTGTGATAGAAATAAAATCAAAACTGCTATCGTTAGTATTGCCTGAAACGGCGTCAATGTTGACACGAAAGATACAATTGTAATTATTAATTCCATTTTATTTCACCGTCCTTGTCACGGCATGATTCCTGTCGTGATTATTTTCAGATACATTTAACACTATTACAGGCCTTTTCTTCAAGATGCAGCTCATCAGGCTATTTAAAAGAATCTTTTCTACCAGTTCGTGGCACGCAGTTCCCTTGGCATGTCCAACCCATGATCCTATCGACCTCAAATAACGTGCATCCGGAACCTTCCCTTTTTTCCATGCCCGATACTTATTGTTCATTCTCCCAATGCTCTGTTTTTTTATGATTCTGTTATGAAGGAATACCCGATATCCCACAAACTCTATTCCTTCGGAAGTTGTACCTATGTGGGTTTTATCGTTTAGCCGAAGAGCTAGTTTGTTTTCCAGGAACGATTCGATTTCTGATAGATTTTCTCGAAGCTTTTCTGTAGATGAATCAAGTATCAGAACATCGTCCATATACCTGATGTAATATTTAACCTGGAGCTTAACCTTCATATGAAAATCAAGCTCATTCAGATACACGTTGGCAAAGAGCTGTGACAACAAGTTGCCAATAGGAACTCCTGATCCAATTGCGCTGTCCAAAATAAGATCAATTATCCAAAGAACATTGGTATCGGTGATATATTTCCTGATGATTGTTTTTAATATTGGCACATTGATCGACTGAAAATACTTCTTGATATCGCATTTTAGGTACTTATTGGTCCCTGATTTACCGATAAAATAGGACAATCTATTTGCTGCCATCAAACTGCCTCGTCCGGTTCTACACGCATACGAATCGTATATCATGGGATTCTCAAATATCGATTCTACAACCCGGCAAATAGCATGTTGAACCACTCTGTCCCTGAACGGCAAAGCAGAAATCAGTCTTTCTTTTGGTTCATACACTTTGAATTGACGGTATGGACCAATCTGGTATGTTTTCCATAAAAGTTCGTTTTGCAGTCGAATAAGGTTCCCCTCCAAATTATATGAAAAGTCCAACACCTGTCCGCGATATCTTTTTTGTCTTCTGGCAAGTAAATAAGCCTGGTATAAGTTCTCGTAATCGTAAATTCGTTCAAATAAACTGTCTGACATGGTGCGCCTTTATATTTTAACTTAATATACACATATAATAAAAAACGGAGACCCCGAAGGGGCTCCGCCAACATAGTTTCCCCGGATTTACGGAGTAGGAGCTTGATCTGACGTATAAATGTGCGTTTCCGCATATCAACCCGTTTCCGGTTGGTCCTAGAAGTTTCACCCCCAGGACCGTCACTGCGTACCAGACCTTGATCCAGCACGACTTATTTTATCACTATCGTCACAGGCAAGGCGGCACCCGATGTTCGTGTTCACATTCCAGGGGGTGTTGTTCGTGTTCACACACCGCGCACCATCGTGCACGCCATCATTCCAGTTGCCGCCCGCAAATATCAAGCGCCTTTTATCAAGCCTCCTATAAGTCGGCCTATCTCGACCACGCTCCTTGCAGCTGTCTCATAGCTCCGTGGGGCGAGATATTTTCTTGTTCTTGCGTGTCTCAGAAAAAACCTTACCATTTCAAGCTGAACATCAACCTCATACCAACCAGACTTCTTCGACGAAGACTTCTGTGTTTTTATTATAGTTTTCAACATTTCGTAGCAAAGGTTTTTCATTTGAGATACCAGTGCCAATCGTTCGGTTTTTGGGAATCGGTCGATTATCGGAAAAAGATAGTTCACAAAGTCCTCGACTTTTTGAAACAACTTCAGTGATTCTACGCCATATCGGGCAGTTCCAGCGGAGATATTTGGCGCAGATTCAACTTTTCCATCGACCGATTCCACAGGTTACCTCTTCCTTAAAAACAGTTTTTCAGTTTCCAGTCGCACAGGCGCGCTTACAGCGCGTCACAGGCAAGGCGGCACCCGACGGGCGTGCTCACACCCCAGGGGGTGCTGTCCGCGTTCACACACCGCGCACCAGCGTGCACGCCACCATTCCAGTTGCCGCCCGCAAGTAGCGCATACGGAGTACCGTAAGTGTCACCCATTCCCAGTCCTGGACCATCAACCCATGCCGCTCCTGGAGATCCGATAATCTCATCAATCCATTCGTAGACGTTACCAACGCAGTCTACCAGATTAAAGGCGCTGATGGCATATGGTTTGATTCCCGTTGAAGCATCATATACACCGGTAGATGAATTTACCTTTACACCAGTGCGCACCCGAGCTGAATTTGTGGTTTTTGTCCAACCATAGTTATCAGCTGCATCTTCACCCTCAGGATTTCCGAAGGCTCCGGCGATCCATTCTGCGTTAGATGGCATTCTTTTTCCAATACGCGATCCAAGTTCAAGAAAATTGTACCAATTGAGACCTTCGGTGCCGGTAACAGGAATCGCTCCGTATTTCGATTGCAATTTTCCCGCAGAAACATGAAGTCCGTTTGTTCCTGACAAAAACGTTACCGTCTCAGCGGCAGAAGACTGATAGATGTCCACCCAAATGTTTCCGACTTTTACCATTCCTTCCGGAGAACACGATGGTCTGTTTTTCAAATCCCAGACGCTGTTGGGAACGATTCCGATAGTGACATTGTTTTTCCAAACAGTACTACCCAGACCAAACTTGGCGTCTGCAGAATCAATCGGTATGTACATACCGTCAGCCGAAACCTTTCTGATATGCCCATAGTGAAAACCGCCAATTTTGCGCGAAGTATCCGCGTTGTATCCCGCAGGGAACGTCGAATTAGCCGACAATTTGAGTAAACCATTAGCGCCATTATCACACAGATAGACATAGTAGTCTGTTCCTACGGCGAATACTCCGGTATCAAGATCGGACTCGATAAGCTCGGCATCCGCATCCTTCTGGACAAAAATCTTCCAGCCAGGATTCTTTATCGTGATAATCGTATCCTTTGCAAGAAGGATCCTATTTTCCGCATACAAAAAAGGATTCTTTTTCGACAGATAGCTTGCGCCCGTTGATTTTACATCATGGAACTGGGCGATAGACGCGATGGTTGCATCATCTACTCCATCGGTTATTTTGTAAATTGCCATTACACACCTCCTTCAAGTGTTACAATCATCGATGCCACTTCTGCGGAAGTAAATCCCGAGCGGATCAAAGCAGACCCGGCATCCTCAACCACATCAAAATCGGATGCTGTCTGCTCTTCTGCCGGCTTGGTCACGCCCTTTTTAATAACGAGAGCCGTTCCCGTCCGTGCAAGATCGACAAGTTTTTCCTTCATCTTGCTTCTTACCGACTCATGCGCAAGTGCATATTTGAACGCATTTTCCCAGTCAACCCTATTCTGCAGATTCTCCGGAATCCCGACCATTTTTACGCCTCCTTTCTAAAAAACAAATCTATCTCTATGGACTCACTCTGCCCAAACTTGAACGCACCAAACTTTTTCGATCCCCATTTTACCACCGGGGTCCCGTCACCGATAACACCGTCTGCGTTGAAATATATATAAACATCCACATATGTCCCCGAGCACACCAAAGAAACCTGATGCACAAACTTGGTATTCACTCCCTTTAACTGACTGAACGCCGAATATACCGCATCAGGAATACCCAACCCAGAAAAAGTAAAACGGGTATATGGAGCTGAGACTGTCACGGTCTTTTGATACGTTTCCCTCACTATGTTGTACAACTCGGAAAGGTCAGTATCGTCGGCTATCGTCCCGTCCCGATCCCGGAATGTGTACGTTCTTGCGGCGGTGTTTGCATTGGTAAAAAACGAAGTTATGGTGTTGAGCGCGTTTTTGAAGTTCATCTTGAACAGCGTGAGACCAACATATCCACCGGAAGCATCCTTTGAGTCCTTGTTTTCTTTGATGGTTGCCAGGGTTTGCAATATCGTGGTCAAAATGGTATTTTCTGCAATATCAGCCATACCTGCAGCGCTTATAATAGTATTCAGCGGAAGCAACCCTGTCGTCACTCCGTCATCTGATATGCTGAATTTAATATTCGATGCCTTTATAGACTCTGTTGCATGTGTTCCATTGTTGGTATGTCCTACCCTGAACAGCATTTTGAATTCAGTGATATTCAACATACCAAATGAACTGCTTTTATCTGTTGTCCATGTGTTGTTTTCTGATCCAGGCAAATCAGAGGTAATATTTATAATATCGGCCGTCAATATGCTTGTCGTGTTTGCCCTAACTTTTACTTCAGCCAGCTTTATATATCCAGCATCTACCGATGGAGCCGCATCTGACCCAGGAACACCCTTCTTTATTAGGATAACATTTTCTATTTTTTCCTTTGTATCAACATCGGAATAGGTTTTTGTCATGGTTGCCGGATCATTAAAAGCTCTCTGTTGGGTATCAAAACCGACATACTCGCCCTTAACCTGGACAATATCGATCCTGTCTTGGGTATTCGAAGCTTCAATGGCAAATGGTCCAGAAATCGAATCGGAAAAAGCGATTACAGTTGACGAAAAAGCAAGGAGAGGGTCAATTAACACATTCATGCTTACCGGGGAAGCTTGAAGTACCTTTCCGCCCATTACCACGCTATTCGGTGTCTTGAATACATACCTGATAAAACTCGACAGGTTTTCTATTCCGCTTCTGTTGGCGTATTGAAAATCAACCTGCTTTGCAATTTCATTTTCCAGTATTTTAGTTGTCTTAAAGGCCATAATGTTCCTCCTATATGCTTCGTTCTATCAGTTCAAGAGTAGCCATGACCCCGCATGGTTTTACTTCATTAAGCAAGCTGTCGTAAATGCTTCTCGCAGATCCAGACACTCCGCTCAGGAATGCGCTGTCGTAATAACTCATCGCATCATAATTTTGGCCGTCAATAGGATCGGCATTCCCGGACGAAGCAAAAAGCGATTCACCAAGGCTCGCGGACGAAAAACAAACAAGCAGCGTGAATGACGGATGCTTTTCTTTTTTATTGAGCCTGAAATAGTCTACAAACGACCCGGTATCGCTTTCGATGGATATTTCTATATCTGCTGTATGGGCAAGTATAAAAAACATATCCTGTATGTCCCAGGTAGAGCTCACAAATCCTTTCGACGATATAGCGCTTTGCCATGAAAACGAAGTGAAATTCCAGTATTTATTCAAACCGGTATCTTTGATCGTGACACGCAATTGGCCGAGCATGAAAAAATGGAGAAAGTACGATCCAGCGGACAAACTGACGGTTTGCTTCAATGACCCTTCCGTACCTATAGAAGCTCCGCTTTCATTTGCGAACCTGGCGGAATTTGTAATCAAGGTGTTCACCATTACCCATTCGACTCCGGCAGGATCCTCAAAATCACCGTTTACCATCAGATTTATACCATCGGTATTTTCTGATACAAAAACTTCCGCAGAAGGAAAATAAACATTAAAAATGTGTTTGATATTATGTTTTGTTCCCCATACCGTATCTCCGCTTCTGTGTGTCCATGCCATAAAACGCTTCAAGTAACTGGCGTCTGTTTCTTCGAAGTTCTTTTTAAGTCCCGTGAAAAACCTTACGGAACTCTCAAGGCTTGTTTCGGTCTGATTTTCTACCTTGTCGATTTTTGTATACATATCACAATACGAAACAACTGCGTCAAGTTCGTTCGCCGTAGCACCGAATCCCAGATCATCAGAAATGATCGCCTGGAATGTTTTGTCATCTTTTCGTATGCCTCTTGCCGTATTCCTGATTAGGTTGTTTCCAGCGCCCATGATTACTCCGATACCACAGTTATTGCCGCGCTTCCAAATCTGGCAAGCTGCGACGAACCTATTGTAATATTTCCTGACGGGCTTGCAATATCTACATCATAAATATAGAAGGTGTTTCTCAGTGTAACCACAAGCGTCGAAAGAATAACATCGTCTCCGATAAGAAGATTGTTTATATACTCACGTACTGTTTTTTCAGCGTCATACTTCGCCACCATCTCATCTGTATTTCTTGTGTACAGGGTAAATTCAAGATCAACCAGGACGACTGTCGGGGCAAGAACTCTGAAATTGATTCCGCACGCTTTATATCCAGGGTTTTCAGGACTTCCATCTCCCTCCAATATATTTGTAACGTCTGTTATTGCTTCAGGGCTAGTGTATCCAGTTCCATCATCGACATACACGGTAACATTAAAAATGTCGTCCACGGGAGGAAAGTGTTCGATGAGTGAAACTGATCGCACATACGATGATTTTTTTCCAGCTGTCATGATTCCGTAAATATTTGTATGTGATAATCCTTTTATATAATCCTGAAATCGAGCGGTAAAATCAAAATCAGTCTCTGTGTCAAATCCACCGGTAAATTTAAGAGTATTGGTGACGGAAGTAATATCCGAAGGCAATATAGAAATTATTTTTGATATCTGCCCGCTGTCAACATTATAGTCAAATCCTATTTTTGAGGATATCACCGGTATCGGAGCCGATGCTATTTGCCCGGAAGCTATTGATCCGTTTGCTGTTGTGGTGTAGAAAAAAGTATCAGCAGCTACTATGGTCCCGGCTGGTATTTGCGTAGCTGACAACGCCGAGGCGGTCCGTGAAAAAACAACCGACCCTACGGCATAACCACCTTGTTTCGCGTAAAATTTGAATACCGAGTAAGGTATAGCGCTAAGAAACTGATCGTACCCGACCCTGCACCGAATATAAATCTGTGCAATTTCACGGGCAATCGCTTCAACAAGTGAAGAAATAACACTTCCGTTGTTAAAATCAGTCAACTTGTCCTGCTTGGTGATTATCCAATTCTTCATGGTATTGAATATAGTCGTAAAGCTTCTTATTTCCATTACACAACTCCTGAATATGATTCTTTACCGGATGCCGAGGTATAGTCGAAAGCAACCGATATTTTATCACCGATTCCTTTCATCCTCAGATTTTCAATGTTTGATACTCTCGGATCATCTGTAACGGTTGCATTTATAGATGCGATGAGATATGAAATACTCGCAACTGGATCGGCTATGGTGTTCTTTATTCCATATGTAGACCATTTAATACGATTGTCAACATTTTCTTGCAGCCGCATGGTTATGGCCTGTGAAAGATTGCCAGTTCCTGAAGACAGAAGAAAATCACCTGTTACCGATACCTGCATTTCCTTGTCTGACAAAGCAATGTCTTTTCCAAGCTGGTCGGTTTCTTCAGAAGGAGTGTAAATAAGATTTTCAGAATTATAATACTTGTCAAGAACTACCGGGATTTTTATTGTGTCCCCTGGTGCCAGATCGGTTATTGAGGAAACGCCATTGTAAGCGGCTATCAAAATAGCCAGACCGGAATCTCCCAGGTACTTTTGTGCGATTGTTTCAAGCGTCATTGTGCTGTCTACGACCACTTCAAAATTTCCGTACACAACCTCAATGGATCGATTCCCCTCTTCGTCGAGAACTGGTATGAGTTCTGGTGTGTCTGCCGATTTTGATGATGCCGTTAGGTAGGCGAAGTCATCCTGTAGTTCCTGCAATACAAGGTCGGTAGAATCATAATACTTTTGCTCATTCGTTTTCCATTGTTCCGGAAGTGTGTCTGGTGACTCCCACAGGGCCACGCACTCCGCAGCTATTGCATTAACTGAATTACCTATGTTTTTTATCCCGCCAGTCCAGGCATTTAACGATAAATCATACACTCGTTGCGTCTGATCCAGAAGGAATGTTCGTATTCCTGTTATTTCCTTTGTTATCGACTCCCACGTGTCACCTATTCCATTTATCAATGAAAGATAGCGGTTATATTCGTCAACAAATGCTGTAACCTTTGCCTTTGCGTCCTGTATTGTTTTCAACACTCCCTGTGCAAACAAATAACTTTCGGTAAGCTTGTCCAGATTTGTCTTTATACGTTCTGCCGTAGATATTATTTTCTCTGGTTCATTTCTTGCCGGTGCGTATTGAGTAGATTTTTTGGTGTACGGTATTCCGGTAAATTCTATCGAATAGGTGAAAACAAATGGTCTATCTTTTGTGCGAGAATATTTGAAATCTCCGAGAAAAACTTCCCAGCTATTTGATCCAGTAGAAAATGCACCGCTTTCCATCTTGTATGAATCACTTATCTTTGACAGATCATACAGCATCATCCTGAGGCTTCCGGAATCATTTTTGTATCTGTTTTTGTAATTTACAATATTGTCTCTTATGTATGCAATTTCTTCTTCACCGGTTAAAAACATATCGCTTCCGGTCCTTACCCCTGGGCGATATATTTTCTTCATCTCCCTGTTTCCGGTAGTACCTGACAGGTTGATTTTTACCGCATCAGTACCGTAGTCATCTACCCATAATCCGCCGAATGTTTTCGTTTCTGTTTTTCTTTGGGATTGGACAAACTCTTCCGATTCTGGAGGCAATGAAAATGTAAACGCGTCAAACAACGTGTCACCAGACAGAATTTCAATCAAATATGATTTTTTCCAAATATCTTTTTGAACCATATTGTAACTCACGATATTGTTCCCGTTCCTGTTCCGGAACCGGATCCGGTTACAACCGCCGCTCCCGGAGCTGTAGTTACCGCTGCTGATCCAGCGACAATAGTCGATATGGGAGTGGTTACGATTGCATTTGTCTTGATATGATCAATTATTGCCCCGGCAATGTCAGACCACAAAGCTTTTACCTTTGCCTTATCCTCGGAGCTGGCGGTAGAATCCGTAATTATATTTGCAATTGCCGTTCCTAGTAAGGTTTTATCCATTGCCATTTTATGTCCCCATTACAATGTTTCCGACATGAGGTGCTCCTGTAAATGGGCACACTGGAATTCCACAATATGGCCCAGAACCGCTAGGTGATGCGCTTCCGGATGTAGTCAGTTTTCCGCCCGTTAAAACCACGTCGGTTCCCGACAATGTTACCTTTTTACCCACCAGGCTTACGTCGCCGTCTTTTATGATTATTGTACAGTCAAAAGCCTCAATGGTCAACGAATCGTCTTTTGCTGCCGTAATCTTCGTGTCAAACGCTAAAATCTCTACAGTACCTGCCGGTTTTACGGTCAGTTTAATCAACTCGTCCGGTGAGGTTTCGGTAAAATCTCCCGTGACGTAATCATATACCCGTTTCCAGTTACCCGGAAGGATTTGAAGACGCTCGTTTTCTTTTCCGGATTCTGATAAGGCAGCCTCGCCCTTTGCAGAAAGAGGGTTATATCCAGAACAAAGTACAAACCCTGTTTCAATGCGTTTATCAGGCATAAAGATAAAAACTCGCGAACCTACTGTAGGCAGATCGCGTTCGCCTGAAACATTCTCTCCCGAATCATTAAACCACTCTCGGCTCGCAACAGGAATGTATTTGACCGCAAAACCCGTTTCCAGGGTAACGTCTACCGAAACACTGTCAGAATGAACAGCGCTTACGATTGCCCAGATGCCATATCTATGGGAAAGCGACTCTGTTATGGATCGTCCGTCAAGATTATTTGTGACCTTTTTATTGTTCCTTACAACTTGTGTGATTATCATGCGTTCCTTGGTGTGGTTGTTTTTTCCGGCTGCTGTTTCTCGAATTCCTTTAATGCTTGTCCGACGTTGCGTATTTTTCCGGTTTTAGAACCTGCGTATTGATACCCTCTGATAACTGTGATTTTCATTGACGGGCTGGTCCCGTACGCCCATGAGTGTGCTATGTCCTGAATGTAAAACTGAGCTCCAATCCATCCCAGTCTGCATCCTACCACTGGATAGCTTTTACCGGACCAGTCCGTTTTTATGGTAATAGTTCCAACGAGCATGTTGTCGATATTTTTATACCACTTACATAGTTTTTCATTGTATTTTTTGTGCATATCGGCAAGTATATTCGCATCTTCTTTGAAGTTAGATTTAGAATAGAAGCGAAATGTGGCCTCAAGCGGTCTGAACCCATACATCTTGAATTTATCGCTGTCTGTCAAAACCATCTTTCCTTCAAGTCCGTCTGCAGCCATGTAAAACGATTTATCAAACTGGTCGCCTACGAGATATGAATAAAATGCCGTGTATACCTCGTCATCGCTTTCCGACAGGTCGTAATCAATAACCTGCACAGGGTCGATTGTATATTGATCCAGTGCAAGAAACTCATCATCTCCAAACGGGCACTCCCTTGCAATTATTTCCAGTTTATTTACTTTGTTATTGTACCTTCCGAATATTTCATACACGGGAGATGGCAAGTAGTTTTGCCACATTCCTATCATGGTATTTACATTCTGCTGATAAAAAGAATTCTGCATAAGATACGTAACATTTGAATCCTCGCACCTATCAAGCGATATAAATTCATCTAGTACAGTTCTGACACCGGAATTGGTATTGTGGTATTGCTCAGTTATGTCCATGAATGCGGTATATATTGAGGTAAACAGCTCTTTTATCGTTATTTCCTTTTCATTTATCGCATCTGCCAGTTTTAGACCGGCCGTTTCTGCGTCTATTGTTGGGAATAACTTGTAATCAAATATTAGCTGGAAGCGATTAAGCATTTCTCCTATCGAATCTCCATCAAATGAGATTGTTCTGACGGGTCCCTTATCGGTCATCCTGGATGAATATCTTTTTTTGTGTATGACTCCGACATACCGTATCTCGCCTGCTTCTTGTATGTATACGAGATCCATTTTGTTTATCTTTTCATACCAGGTGGATCCTTTGTTATCCATTTCAGGGGTTACTTCGAAACTGAATGACCCTCCTATCCCTTTTACTGTCTCGTTAAATGTGTACGCCAGCAGGCCAGTAGAAACCGTTCCCGGACCGGTAGCATATGGATCATACGCAACCACAAGATTTTGCCTGAACACGGCATTGTCGTATTCGGGCCGATATATGGCTATTGCCGGCCTGGGGTTCTGATATACAGTCCTCACGCTGAATACCCGTCATCACGAACAATAGTGAGCGTATCCATCTTTGGAATCAAAGCTTTTATCGCATCAGTATTTGCCTGTAATGCTGATCCCATGCCAATTATCGAACCATTCGAATCTTTTACTTGATAATTTTGTAGCATTTCCCTAAACGCCTCGATCAGATATTTATACTCTGAAGAATCAACTCCATTTGACCGGTCGTTCTTCAGGAGATTCATGAACGTCTTTGCTTCGTCAGAACTGTTAAAAGCATCCTTTTGCTTTTGTGAGGTAAATTTATAATCAAGGGCTTCTTTCATGTAGGTATCTACGTATCCGCCATGATCTACATATGACCCTTTTTTACCAACATAAAGAGGATTGTCTGGTTCGTGTATTTTTGGTGCAGAAGGAATATTTTTCATACCTTCAAGAGTCAATAATCCTTTTTCTCCGGCAGAGGCCCATGAACGCCAATCGCTTGTATCTCCAGATGGATTGAACAGGTTGTGCCAATTTGCATACTCTCTTTGCTCAGAAGTCAGCCCCTTGAGTTTCTTTCCCAACGCCGACATTCTTATGTATTCCTCTGTATCAGAACCTTTAGAAAGCGATCCAGAAAAAACAGACGCAGCCTTTTCCGAAAGATAATCGGTAGCAAACCCCTTTTGCCTTCCCGACTGTTCTACTCTTCCAAATACTCCAGATAATATTTCACCTGGTCGCAAGTCGCTTCGTATATCGCCTTTTATCGCATATACCAGGGTGCTTGTCATGCTTTCAAGCTTCGACATAAGATCGGTTTTGTATCCAGCGAAGGTAGAACCAATAACTGCTACATCGGTAGAGACCTTTTCTTGGAGTCTTAGAGCTCGTAAATCGTCGGATTCGAATTTTCCAGGGTCTTTTATTAAAGCCGTAGCTCCGGCGTAATCACCCTTTTCCATAAACTGACGAACAGTCTCGGCTCCGGTCCAATTCAATCCGTACATATTTTTTAGAGCACCGTTTACGGTTGTTTGATCGTGCCCAAGATTTGAAAAAATCTGGCCGGCCTGTTTCTTCATTAATTCAGGCGTTATTCCGCCCTCCATCATCATCATGGTATCAGTAATGCTTGCGCCTTTTCCAAGCAATGACTTCGCGGCCTTGTATGTCATTACGTCCGTGAGTGATGATAGGTTTGTTGCGTTTACAACGCCATTGTTCATAGACTGGAATCGAGAGTATCCCTGCTCTCCCTGCCATAAAGGATTATTTCCACCGCCTATTTTATTCATCAAGGCCATGTTACCGGAAAGTTTGTCGTATCCTTTAACTACACCTCGGGAAAGGGAATCTTCAAACATCTTTGACAGTATTTGAAGATATTCAGCATATTGACCCTTTTGCATTCCGGCCGATTGCAAACCACCGAAGGTATACTCAAGAGCATTTGCGCCTTTCCCATACCTGGATGCCCCGCCCTTCACCTGCTCCAGCAGCGAACGATCTACATCGGTTGTCCTGGCAAACTTGAAAACGTTTTCTGACGCAGAATACACACCGCTTTTCTCGGTTAGTCCATATTTTGACAGAGCTTTTGCATTTGCCACGCCTTCTTCGGATGAATATCCCCATTTGTTTGCCGCTTCTGCCGCCGACGCGAATGCGTGTATGATTTTCTTTCCGTTTTCTTCTGCGCCTCCGGCAACATTTTCAAGGGATGCCGTGAGTCCCATCGAAGCTTCTCGAACCTTTTCCCACTGTTCTGCAATGGCGTTTGCGCCTGCGGCCAAGCCGGCTATTACTGCGCCGCCAATACCAACGCCCATTAAAGCTTTGCCTAATCCGGAGTTCTTGTCATCGGATAAAACATCCCGTCCGGCACCGCGAACTCCTCCACTGATATCCCTGGAAGCAGAAATTGAAGCACCCGCCAGGTCTCCACGACCCAGTGTATTTACATACCCTGGCATGGAGTTTACGACGCTCAGAGCTCCGTTCTGCATACGTCCTTGCTGCCCGACCCTTCCCCCGGGACCTCCGTTTGGATCCTGAAGGTTTTGAATGGATTTCATGGCTTGAGCATATTCACGGGCCTTTTGCGGATCTCCGCCTTCGGCAGCGGAAGCCATAGCGGACGACATTCCCTTGAAGGCACGGGCCATTTCATTCGCGCTGGCTACCGCTTCGGCAGAGTCAAGACTTAGTTTTATTCCTACGTTCGTCACTTATTTATCTCCGCAATTTCTTCTTCGGTATACCCGATTTCGCGTAACTGCTCTTCATCGAAATCATGCTTTTCGTCTTCTTTCTGATATGCCCAGCGTGCTGCTTCGTCTGTGTAACTCATTGCATACTCGAAAAACATGTCAATCTGACGGTCGCTTATCAAATCAAGTCGTTGGTCCGTGGGCAATACCCGAAAATGCTCCATCATCCACAGTTTCTTTAGGACCGGCAAAGGAAGCTTCTTTTGTATCTTCTCTTTCCGATTTAATTCGACCTTGCACATTGTTGCGAAAATCAAGTGCCCGACTGTAGAGTTCGTTTATCAACTCGTCGTCCGGCACCCCCTCGAAACTGAAATTCGGCTTATCCTTTTTGGCTTTTTCAAACCATTCAGGACCCTTTATTACGACGACATCGAGTGTTGCATAAACGGTTGATGTATACCCGGCCAAGGCGTCGAATGAATCGGCACTGATCCCGTTTCGGCGCATGGCCTTTATGCGGTCTATTGTCCCTAGGTCCTTCCCGGTTGGATACTTCACCACAAAGTCACCCCGTGAGGTAGTAACTTTAGTGGTGATATCCTTACCCATCAAGATGCTCTCGAAAAGGGATGCTTTTTCCGCCTCGGTTGGTTTTTTCTCTTCAACTTTCGGCGGATCGACAATCTCGAATTCGAAATGATCGCTCATATGGTCTGTTCCAGTGCCCGAAGTTGCATGTTCGAGCGAACATACGTATTTCCCTCGATCTGAATGCCGAACGAATCAACGACTACACCCTTGAATGCCGCAATAACCTTATTTTCCTTCTTGTTGAAGAAGTCAAGATATGCAAAGCATTTCGGTTTTCCGGAAGACATAAGATCGGCTCTCGACGGCTTGTTCTCTGCAAGGGTTGTGGTCCCGCTTCCGTCGTACTGAAGCGTCCCATTAAACGTGCCTTTTGCAGGAACGAATGAATTGACTGTTATCGAACAATTGTATCCCTGTGCGTCAATCGAAACCGGACCCAAGTTACCAATGACTACGGCGTCCTGGTTCTGAAAGCTTTCTGTGGAATTCATTCCGGTTGCCAGTCCGATAATCTCCTCGGGTGTTGTCGTGTCGATACCTATGCGAATCTGAAGATCGGCACCGGTTGCTATGATTTTTTCTTTTACGTTGGGTAATCCCATATTACAAGCTCCTTATATCGCCACGGACTGAATGGATGAATACACGTAGTTGTTGGCCGTAATGAAGAAGAAATTCTTCGGTGCGGTCAAATATACATTGTACCGGATGAAAGTCTGATCGCCGTTTTTCACAATGCTCAGACCCCAGTAAAAATCCCCGTTATCATTCGGATAAATCAGTCCGCTTCCGGCCCAATCTTTCGTAGCCATGATGAAAATGGATTCTTCGGATCCACCCGATGTGGGTACATCCGGTCGCCCGACCATTTTTGTCATGCGGACGCGAAGGTCGCGGGCCATATAATTGGCCTCGCGAACCATCGACCGCTCGCACAGCTGCAGGTCGTCGCTCTGGTTGGTTGTAACGGCTCGAATTACTGCAATCCGGTTGTCGTCGGTGATTCCACCGGCTAGTACACCACCCTGGATCAGCTTGCCCGTATCGGTAACGGAAAGCGTCTTGCCCCAAGCAAGAACATCGACGCTCTTCCAGGTAAGCGGTTCGTTTACAGCGACACTCGCTTCCATGCCCAGGAGTTTACATGCAAAAATGGCCGCACTTACGGTTTCTACGACTCCGGTCATCGGATTATTAGTGGTGATGTGCGGATAGCAATACGATCCGTTGTGCGTACCAAACGCTTTCGCCGCGACAATTGCATTATCGACGCTTTCCCCAATCGCTCCACCCAGAAGGAATGACCGTTCTCTGCGATTAGTCACGCTCGACATGGCTACGCAATGGTTTTTGATGAGTGTATGCACCGCATTGTCCGTAGAGTGCGTAGCAATCATCTGTACATCTTCGGTTTCCATTGCGGTAAGAGAGGCAGCCCATTCCGTTACGGTGTATGCTCCGTCAACGGCACCGCTGAAGTAGATATACCCGGCGTCAACGTCAGGCACTATACGGTTGGCCTGGGTATCGTTAAATGTCACGGAGTCTACATACGGCGAAGCTTCCAAAGCCAGCTTGAGAGCATACATGTTGCTTCTGAAGGTGGTAACACCGGCCTTTATGGCAACACCGGATACGGTATCAAGATTTGTCGTTACTGCCGATGAAGACGTATCGAGCAAAATAGCCGTATACACCGAAGTATCGTTGAATTTGGAAACAAGCTCCCCGATGGTTGCAAACGAGGCGAAGCTAATGTTCTGGTCGTCACCCGCAGCCCCCGTACAGGTCGTCGTAATTCCCGTCTTTGTGATTGTTACCGAACAGGCAGAGCCAAGTCCGGTATATATCAGGGAAAAAGAGTCCAGGATTATATTGTCCGTTATCGTGTCGCTTCCCTTGTAGGAAAAATCAACTCGCTTCGAATTGGCTAAGGTTCCGTTCTTCAGCCACATTTTGAGCTGGTTTGCATGGACTCCGAATGCCCAGCTTTTTACGGAAAGAATCTCCACGGCAGACGCTTTGAGCGACCGAACAGACTGCGTGCCGGGGTTTACGCGCATGGCACCGATCTTCTGTGGGGTATAACCACCTCCGGGGTTGAATGCGTGCGCTACAGCCTCAAGAAGCGGGCCACTAACAAGAACATCAGCTGCCTCGGCTACGGACGAGAACCAATAAATTACATTCGGCTTTCCTCCGATTGACTGGCCCATAACGACACCGTTCGAAGATGATACACCACCAGAAGCAGCGCTCACTGTATTATTCCGTGAATACGCTCCAGGAATCAGGTGTTCCGACCGCTTGCCGGCCGATTCAAAAATAGCAGGTCTTACTCCCATTGTTTCTCTCCTTATTTAAGCTTGCGAGACAGAAGGGTATCGATTTCCTTTGCCCATTCTATTTCCGTCAAAATCTTTCCTGCATAGAGCGATTTTACCAACTCGCCTATCCCGTTCATTTCCTGTGGATGGGTCCCCAGGAATTGCGTCACACCCATTTTACGATCCTCAGGTACACTCGTTTTAGCCGGTTCTGACATGATTTACTACCTCCAGTATAACATCATTATTCGTATCTATAATATCCGTATCGAGTACCGATTGCTCGATTAAATAGTCCGCCTCAAAAGAAATCTGCCCGCCATATAAAAGCTGACCAAAATCGAGATTGTAGTTTCCGCTTCGCTGGCCCCGAACCGTATCATCGGTAACGGTAATGCTATGCTTTGTTGAAAGCAAATCTCTTTTGGGGCCGCATAGAAACATTTCAACGATATTATACAGTTCATTTTTTAACTGTATGTTTTCTGACCATATTTCGACTGTTATATGATCCCTGCGTTGCCCTACCGCAGTTTGACCGTAAATGGTCTCATGGTCAACAAAATACGCATTGAGCCAGTCAATCGATCCCTGGGAAATCTGATACCCGGCTTCCTTTATCAGTGATACATCACTGGAAACAAGACTGAAATCGGTTCGATCATGGTATTCGGTGAGTGGTCCGACTTTCTCGTCACTTCCGGAAACAACGGTTATGCAGGGAAAAAGCTGCCCGGTAAATGATACGCCATTTGACTGCTGATTGAGCAGAAGTGCAAAAGGATGTTCATTCGTTATTCGAACGCTTCCAATAACCGGGTATAATTCGCTGAAATGAATCTCCTCAAGGTATTGCTTGAATTCTGATATGAGAACGTCTTCAATCATTGTACCCTTGTTGAGTATTACTATCATATCTTACCAATGTCCTTTAATATTCCTGATTGTATCATTTCTGTAACAATATCCCGTGTGTTTTCAGCAACAAGGCGTGAAATATTTCTGGCAGGAACCGCAGGTTTGATCCATGATCCAACCGGTGATTCTGCAGAAATAATCCTGAATGTCATATATCCGGAACTTTTTTTCTTTCCAGAGTCATTATTCATGACAGACATTCCTTCCATGTTTCCGCCTATTCCATTCAGAACAGACCCCCAGCCATCTTGTCCGTTTTCTCCCTGATATTCGGCACGAGGAACACCTTCTCCTGCGAAGTTTGCTTCGAGATGAGTCGTCTTCTTTACAGAAGTTCGGACGAATTCCCCTGCCTTCATTTGTGCCCGAAGCATCGCATATACCTGCTCCGGAATAATGTTCCTGAAGTGTCCTCCTGAACCAGGAGTCCCCCAACGTATTGGAATAATCAAATACGGTACCCATCTTGGGTGCGATTTTGTCCCCTTGTTCGCCACCCGGCTTTTAGGGCCGTATGGATGTGTTGTTTTCATATCGAGCTCAGGTGTTCCGTCCTCTATGGATTGCGCCATTTTGGAATCATTGTAAATTGTGTATTCAAAAGGCCCACCTTGAAGTACTTTTACCCCGGCAGCATACGATGCACTTTTTATCGGTTTTTCACTTCCCGGAATAGCTGTTCCTGTCGCGTAACCCTTCCAGACCGTAGCAACAACACTTGCCGCCGCCTTGAAGGCGCTGGAAGTTGCAGGCATACTTCCTGATCCAATAAATTTCATCCTGGCGTTCAGCATGGCGAGATAATCATCTTTCGGCATGATCGTCATCTGTATCATATCAGCTTCCTGTCCGCAAAGGTTGAAAGTAGCTTCAATGCCACTCGACGCGGCAGGTTTTGGTTTTCGCTTGACCGAACGTTCGGATAGTCTTTTACTACTCGATATGTTGGATTGAATTCATAAAATACAAAGTAATTAGTCCCTGCTGCCGGCCGGTTGTCGGTAATCCAGCGAATTTTGTTTGTTCCCCACAAGACATAATCTGTTCCCGAAAGATACGTCTGTGAGGCATCTTCGATTTGAGTTATCGATTCTACGTAAAATTCAGGCAAGGTATCGTAATCCCCGGTCCCTCTTGAAATTGACTTTTTTCCTACCTGGTTGGCTGCCAAAAGTGTTACGACATCACCTTCTCCAACCTTATAACATTCGGGAAAACTCATGCTTGCATCGCCCTGGATGCTTTCTAGGAATTTCGCATCAGATTCATGCACTTGCTGTCCGGTAACTACAAAGAAAAAAGGATCTACATATTCGATGTTCCTGGCAATCAACACGTCGGTTTCTTCCGGGTCATCGAATACTTCGGCAAATGCAATGGCGCGTTTTGTTGCCGAAACAGGGTATGTTACACTGATAGTTTCGTTTTCAAGCGATCCTATCGATACTATATCGGCGCTTGTGACCCGGTTATTCGCTACGCCCTCTGCGCCGGCAAGGGTAAGACCATCAACAATAAACGAACCGAGTCCATTGTATTTTACCGATTGAGTCTCAAAGGCTTTCACTATCGATCTTGTTACGGATAAATCTATCCGCTCGCCTTTTCCCGGCTGTCTCGGACCGGATATCCGTACAAACCGCCCAAACCGCCCAGTCTCAGTATACTCCAATCCCATATAATCGCGGATATCATGTATTACGACATCATTAAACTTTGCAGGTAATTCAATCAGACCATCCGTGACGAACAAGGAAAGTACCTCGTCGATTGTTTTCTGGAATCGATATTGGTATCCTTCACCCCCGCATAGCGCACAATTGATAGCAGGGCGATTATTGAGTGTCGTACAGGTGCATTTTATTGCCTGAAGCCACCGAACCCATTGCCCATGACGCTCAATAAGTGCTTCGTAGTTTTCTTTTCCGAGACTAAGATTTATCGGTGAATTCTTCCCTAATCCTTGGCCTTTGCTCATAACGTAAGTTCCTCATGGAATAAAGGACGTGATATTGCCCCTACGCGTACCATAGGGAAGCCTCGTTTGGAAAATCCGTCTATTATCCCATTTTCGTGCCCAACTCTCACGGATGACCCCTTCTTGATCTTCAGCATGGCGTTTTTCCGGTTGTTCAACATGGATACCATCTTGTCCGTCTTCTCATGATACTCTGCCTGAAAGTCCTTAGCTTCCCCCGGACGATCCGCCATACGCTTCAGGCACCATGCCGTCTGAAAGTCTATTTCTATGTCCTTTTCTTTCGTGTCCCGGTCAAAATGATAGTTTTTATATTTTGCTTCCAGTCGCTTTGCGAGCTCAGGGTCATACGCGGCAACTTTATTTACCAAAGGTTTTATCTGAAGGTCTTCAGCGCCCTTGTCGAGCTCATCGAAATAACCACGGCCACCGGTCTTTGGTGCGTCGTCAAATAAATTCTGCTGACCCTTCAGTTTTCCTTCGTTCCGATCCTCGGGCGATACCCAGTATGTTGCGATGGACCCATCGGCCCTGGTGATTTTTTCAGGTACAAGCTTGCTGTAGTCTTTGGCCTTGATAAGCTCTACTGTGGTTCCGGACATTATATGCTTCCTATTACGAAAGAGCCGAATTTTGTCCGATTTTCCTTTAAATAAGACTCAATATCCTTTAGATATACCTGGATACGTGCGCCGAAATACGCATTGGTTGCCGATTGTGTAGAAGAAAAACTTTCCGAAACTCCATCCATTGATAATGAAGATGATGAAAAACCGGCTATCAATCCATCTCCAATTATATTCAGCAACTTACATGCCGCAGCTTTACCTATCACATCACGCAAGTCTGAAGGAACCTTGCTCGCGTTTTCATATCCAGCGACGTAATCGATCTTGTACCCATGCGGATAATCACCTCCTATCAGTGATATCCCCATCGACATAGAAGCCGGAGCAATCCGAAACTGTCCATCGGCCCCTGCTTTCGGGAAAAAGTTAATAATTCCCTTTCGGTGATCCGCACTTATCCAGGTCATAAGATCAAGGATTTTCTGGTCTGATATGCTGTATAGATCAAAGCGAGATATTGAAATAATAGGCCGTTTTCGCAAGGCAATACGCCCAGAGCGTCGCCACTTATCATGTCTATATGCGTAAGGATCTTCTGCCTCGTCATAGTCGATTCCCTCAACTAGTTCCGCACCTGGCTGACAGTGTACTCGTGTTTTCTTGATTGTTATCTTTAATGCCCGTGCAATTTCATCAATTGCCGAGTTTATTTTCGTTCTTACTTGTGCATCGGTGAAAATATCACCATTTGAAGCACGGAAGTCGATGCCCCAAAGATAGGTATATCGGAGGTCGTCGGCGGTCAAAACCTCGCCAAAAAGACCTTCTGGCGGAGTATAGTTTTCAAAAGACCATCCAACACGGCCGGCATTGATATTCACCCAGTCGGAATACTGATATTCGGATAAAACGCCCGTGTCTATGGCGTATCGGTACTGATAAAGACCATCTGCCATATCGTAATCGGAAAAGCGAATTCCCGGCAGAGGAGCATACCCGCTTGAGGCAAAAAAAACGCCGTTCCAGACAAACCATGCACCGGTTTCTGTTTTACGTTCCAGTCGATACCCTAAAAATCCGGGTAAGGTCGAAGCGTCAGTCAGAGTTAGCAAAATGTCATGATTGTTTACAACGGCGTTTATCATGTATGTACCTTTACAGAACAGCCATGGCGGGGCTGGTTACAACATTGGTAGCGTCGGCAGCGGTATGTGTTCCCGATCCCATCGCGCAGTGTGCATTGTGATCTGCCCGCAGTTCATTGACCAGCGTGGTCATCAGAGCAAGTCGTTCTGCAAGGTCTTTGAGTGCGGGACATGCCCGGCACATAGTATCATTAAGCGTTCCCATTCGAAATCTCCTGTTTGCATAAAAGCCCGGCAATTTCTCGCCGGGCCATCAGCTTAGTTAAAGAAGCCGTCGCTCGTGTAGCCGACGTTCTTCACGACACCATGATACCAGGGCACTTTGATATCGGGAGTACCGAACAGAACGATGAGGAACGGAGTGACCGCTGCCCGCGTCGGGAAGAGATCGAACTTCATCAGCGGCAAGAACTGGTCGAACTGTGCTGTCATTTCAACGGCATCGTAGGACAGGTACAGAATCTCGCCTGTTCCGGGGAGGTCTTCGTTCTGGTCTTTGTAAACGGTAGTAGCCGAACCGGAATCCGCACAACGAACCATCTCGCGGCAATCGGTACCATCTGATGCCCCTACTTTCGAGCGGCAGATAATATATCCGGTTCCTCTCTTCGCTCCAGGGGTAATGGTAAGCTGAACTTCCTGGCCCGTGGTTACTGCCTGGGAGGTTGCTGTTGCTCCGGCAGAAATACCGAATTCGTTAATGGCAAAAACCGTGTAGTAATACGTTCCTGCGGTGGTTGCATCAAAGCCTCGGCCCTGGGAAGCGGTTAATGCCTGTGCGGCTTTTGCAAACGTAGGTGCATCAGGCCTGAGCGTGACGTCTCCGGAAGCGGTAATAACGCCCTTCACGCGGAACATTTTATCAGCACCGGCATCTTTACCCGCAATCTTTATGGGACTGGAGAAGGTTGTCGGATATTCCATCGCTACCATCGCTGCCTTGGTGTCTTCGGCACCGAAGCGGAGGCGGTTCCTGGCAAGCAGCTGGAAGTCCTGGGCGATCATGGAGGGCATGAAGGTATGAGAGAGGCTTCCGCCGTTCTCAAATACCTGGCGTGCAATTTCCGTAATCGAGTCTTCGCCGGCCGTATCTGTCATCTTCTTACCGCGAAGATCGATGAGGTTGCGTCTCGCAGTGTTTGATTTAACCTGCTTGAGAACCGAATCGAACTGTACGGGTACAATCGCGCTATCCGCATGGAACATTCCCTGTTCGAGACCCTTCAGGATGGTAAGTGTTCCGGCAAGCTTTTCGGATGCCATTGCATCTTCGAGTGTCCGTGCCACCTGCATCTGCAAGGTAACTTCCCGGTAGTTCTGCATGTATTTCATAGGGCGGGTAACGCGTTCGAGCGTCTGGCTTCCGGCACCAGCGGATCCACCTTCGCTGACGAAAATGTTTCCATGATCGCCTGCGTCGTTACGCCGAGTATATTCGTGCACGGTCGAATTTACTTTCTGGGTCTTCAAGAGGTTGGTGAGTTTGAAGTCCTCTTTCTTGGCAGCCATGGCGTTTACCATGCTCATTTCAATATCTTCCGGAATGAGGGCACGGCCCCCGGTCATGGAAGCCGAGTTGGTTTCGTATCCCGCAGAGAGAGCTTTCTGAAGCTCGCCTTCGGAAACGGAGCCAAACATTGTTTCGCCCGTGCTTGACGGTTGTAGGAAATCCATATGTTTTCCCTCCTTACAGTGACTTGAGGAAGATCATGTCGGGTTCGCTGATTGCGATTCCCTTGTTGATTCTGTCTTCCATTTTGCTCATATCCTGGAGCGAGATTTTACCCGCTTCAAAACCCTTCTGTACCTGATCCCGCATCTGCGATTTGGTCATGGTTGTTACTTTTCCATCAGATCCAGTAAACGAGCGTTCCTGCTTGTTCACGGTTGCCTGACGAGGCATCGGACCATCACCAAGACTTTTTACCAGATTCCCGGTAGCCACAAGGGCACCACCCATGGATTTCTGGAAAGAGACCATTTCAGTTACCTGTTTTTCCATCGCGCTCATGCGGCGGGAAATACTTTTCGCCAGGTTATCGAGAAACGGAGTCACATCGAGAAAGTCGGAACTGGTGTCCTTCAACTCGTTATACAGCGATTTCTCAACACGTTTGGCTGGTTTCTGAATGGGGTTTCCGTCTTCATCCAGTTCCTCGTCGGGATCGGGTTCGTCGTTTCCTTCAATAGCGTCTTTGGGCGGGAATTCGGTAAAACCCTTCCCCATGTCTTCGTCGCCATCAGGTTCAACAGCACCCTTCGCGGGTTTCTTCATGCTCTTTTCGAGTGTCAAAATTGACTCTTCGAATGACTTGATTAGATTTGCATCCATTGAAATTTCCTCCTTAATCGGATCTTTCTGTGAAATTACATATCGAATGACCGCCTTGGCCTTTTCAGGCGTGCAGCCTCGATTTATAAGAAATTGTGTCGCCTGTTTTTCATCCTGAACATCTTTGTAGGTAAGGCCCATGGCCAGTGCATAAATGTCCTTCTTGCTTTCGTCGGTCTTCAGATCAGAAGGAATCATTGCCCGTCCGCCAGTCATCGTTGCCGAATCGGTTCCAAAGCCGGCTTCAAGGGATTTTACGAACGCGGCGCTTGATAATGCCACTGGTTCGAGCGTTTGATTGACCGGCTTGAAGGTTATTGCCAGTTCGTCCCAAAGCACCCGGACCACCTTTTCGACCGCCCGACCGAGCTTCTGGTCCCATGACGAAACAACTTCAGGACGTTTACCGCCGACTGACGTTTTCATCCTGGTAGAACCATCCTGCAGCTTCTTTACAATTTCCCGAGCGACTTCGTTTGACTTATACAGCTTTGCTTTTACGAATGTACTGCCGCCACGCGTAGTGACACCAATCGGTTCGCCGATGATATATTTTTCAGGCGACCAATTCGGGTCTTCGGGGTCTGCTCGCAGATGTCGATGATCGTAAGAAATAACGCCATTGGCGAGAAAATAATCCTTAGATCCTGATAATGCACGCTGAAGAACTACCTGTCCGTCAAAGTCAAGATTCTCATTCGATGCTTCGGCCTCTATAATCCAATTGCCATGGGCATCGGTCTCTATGGCTTTAGACAGTCGAAGTTCGAGGTATATTCTGTCGTCAAGTGCAATATCTTTCATGCGTCTCCTGTTGAACCGAAAAAAGAAAAAGGGCCACACACCCGATTAAGGGCATGTGACCCAAATATTATTTAGCGTCACGTATTTCTATAAACGAACTGTACATATAGTGTAGTTGGTATTCCTGTGTTATGTCAAGAGATTCGCTTTCTTGCACGGAGCAGGGATAGATAGGCCGTTTCGGCAGCTTGATCCCCGCCTTGTGCCTTATGCCGCAACCGCTCTACATTGGCCTGCGTACCATTATGCGCCCGGTTTATGGCAAGTTCAATTTTCTGTCCTGCCAATACGGTTTCATCTTTTCGTTTCTCGATCTTTGCCAACAGGGTGCAAAGGTTGGTTGTATGGTCTGTCATGCCGCCCTCTTTTCATCGCGTGTTTGTTCAGTACCGGTATTGTACCGTTCTTTTTTGACATTGGCGATAGTAGCGGCCAAACCAGTATCATCGAGTACGCCTGGATCCTCTTCGAATATTGCTCCCAGCGCCTTTTTCCGTTGAATACGTTCCCACTTCTTTTTTTCGTGGTCCGTATCAGTCACGATATCATGGTATTCTATTTCAGAGTGAGCCTGGCCCATGCGGTCTATACGACCCTCGCGCTGCTGCTTCACCCAGGATGTTTGAGGAAGGTCGAAATTCATAAGATACCCGGCATTTTGCAGATTCAAACCAGTTGCCCCGGCGTCGGAACAGAGAAGCACATCAAAAATACGATCTTTTGGATCAGAAGGATTGAATCCCACTTTTACCTTTTCCTTTTCTTGACCGCTCATGCTCCCCTGAATAATTCCCACCCGCATCCCCTTTTCGGTCATGGCCTGTCTCAGGTTCTCGACCGTCTGGATATTGTGGGCAAATATGACTCCCGGCTTCTGTCCTCCTGCCTTGCTTGCTGTTTTCGCATTGTCCTCGGTGTACTTCTTTGCTTCTACCAGCTCAAGTGTTCGTGCGACTTTTGCATTATTCTTCCAATCGTATTGATTCACTACCCGGTTCAACGCCTCTTCCTTGATCGTTCCAGAAGCTTGCTGCAGGCGTTTGGCAATTTCTTCATGCTTCTCTTCGGGAACATTCTTGAAGGAATTCGGAGAAAGAAATTTCATGGCTTCCACGTCGGCCGTTCCTGCTCTATCCGCCTTGCTTGCCCTTCTGAACATAGTTTCGACTTTATCATACTCGGCTGCCTGAGAACCAACCATTTTGACGGTTTCCTTGTTGTCGATTCGCTTTGTCCCGGTTACGGTCTGACTGGCATAATTGTACCTGTTTATAAGCCGTTGAAGAGATTTTTTCGAGAAGCTCGCATCGACCCCATACCGCTTTATAAACTCATTCCGGTCAGTAAACTTTTCCGGAGCTACCTTGTGCAGCATGTCAAAGGCCTCTGACGCGTCATTCTTGACCGGAGTAGCAGTTTGGTTCATGAAGTACGTTACGTTCTGATTAAGGGCATCCAGGACGTTCGACAGGGTGGTGTCTTCCTTTCCCTTCCGGTTCGTTGTGTAGTGCGCCTCATCAACAGTCATCATATCAAAATTGATACCTTCTTTTTTGAGCGTTTCCCCGAGCAATTCCTTACGCTCCTTTGCTCCAAGCGAATTGAAGTGCTCTTTCATGGCTTCTGGGGTTTTATTGTTGTTTTTGGCCATAAGGTGAACCAGATCATCCCGCAGCGACTGGTGAGTGAAAACCACCATATCATTCTTGCCTTCTTTCATGGCTTCAATCCGTTCGTCCCGAGAGAGCGAGGGATTTGACTGAACCTTGAATTTTCCCGGTTCACAGAACACATTGACCTCATTGCCAAATTGGCTTTGGACGACAGAGGGAACTGCGAAAATTGCCCTTTTAGCCTTGCCTTGCGCTTTCAGGTCTGTAAAAGCCCCGATTGAGATAATGGTTTTTCCCTTTCCCGTTCCGAACGACAGATTGATACGCTTTGCCGATTCCAGCATTTTAATCGCCCGCTGCCGCTCGCCCTTTGAAGTCATGGTATTGACCTTAAAGTGCTGACCTCGAAGTTGATTTTGTGCAAGCTGCGGCAACATCGATGCAAGCTGCGTCTCGGCACGCTTTCCGATAGACTTTATTTCCGTCCCGTCATCTTGTTTGATATCCTCTGGGTCCGCGAACATATCAACCTGCTGGGCATCAGCTTTCTTTTTTTCTTCCAGATAACCATTGAGCTTGTCTTTCCATGAACCGGCTGCAAATTTACCGTTATTCCGATTGGCAAGCTCTCCACCCGCTTCGCCCATTTCCTTCTGGTATCGTTGCGTATAGGAATCCCGAACGTCCTTGTGGAGCATACCGAGAACATGATCCTGCGAATTCCGAATCTTCTCAGAACGTGTTTTTAATCGTTTCCCGGTAACTCTTCCATAATTCTTGATGAATTTATCGTTGAAATCTCCCCGTATGCGGTCTTGTACGGCCTCTTGTGCCTTTCCAACGTCCCCGTGCATCCGAACATACTCTCCCCACGGACTACGCTCCTGTCTTGTTTCTCCTGCCTTGAATTCATCCTCCGTGTGACCTGACATAAACTTCAGGTAATGATCCTTCATTTGTGCGGAATACAATTCGTCCAGTTTTTTCGGCAATGCAGCTTCAAGTTTATCGCTTTCTTTTTTAGCTTCTTTGGCGTCGATTACCGTATCAGGATTATTCAATTCGGCAATTGCATCAAACAACTCTCTTGCGCCAGTTACATTGGCACGATATGTTTCATATTTACCGGGAGTTACCCTTGCCAATGGCGGAAGGTCTTTTTCTCCGAACATATCTTCAGTCGAGTGATTGGTAATCAGGTCATTTTGAATTGCGGCCATGGTTGCCGATTCGCTCCCTCCGTTCTCTCCCTTCAGGAATTTTGACCATGCCGCTTGACGTGAGATTCCTTTTCCTTCTGCAAAGTCCTGTCCGGCTGTCGCTTCCGACATGCTCCCCTTGTAGATATTGTTCTCCCAATAGCGCCGTAGATCGGTTTGTTCAGATGAGGTAAGATCGCTGATTGGCTTGTATGCCATCGACCCCTCAGGCATTTCTCCAAGCGTCCTGTGAGCAGCTTCTTCGGTATCGTGATACCCTTTTGCATTAACTTCGCCGTTTTCATCAAATCCAAGAGACTGATTATCGACATCGCCCACCGGTAACTGCGCATCAGGACCCGGATCCTCATAACTTTCAGAGGTTCGTTCCACCAGGCCGGCCGGAAGCCACCCGTCCTCGTCCATTGCGCCGGCCTTGATTGCCGATACTTCCTGTTCGATACGCAATTCTTCTGCATCAACCGGCTTGACCAGTTTATCCACTCCGGTAATGGTAACGACTTTGTTTTCTCCGGCAGCGTTGATGGTAAAATCTCCCTTTTCGAGCCCAAGGGCGTGCATCTTGACGATCGCGTCCTCGTTCGAGACAGCGCCGAGGTTCACTTCGAGCGATTCAGGGTCCTTGCCATCCTTCAGAGCCAAAACCATAGCTGCCGATGATTCAAGCGACCCGAGTGCCTGGCCGACTACCCTATTGGCCTCGTCAAGATAGGAAAGCCGAGATTCATTCAGCTCTTTTGCCACGGCCAGATCGTCGGGATTGGCGTCGATTTCCGCTTTGATAGATTCCGCCCGCGCTATAAGGTCTTTCCCTTTTTCTACCGCATCCTTTGCTATGGATTCGTTTACCTCTTCGTGATATTTCTGCATACCATAGGAGAAGTCCTGGTAGTCTTCTTTGGTCATCGAGCGCCGGGCCATCATGGCAACCAGCTTCGAGCTTGCGCCAACGCCTAAAATATCCACGGCATCACGATCAATCCCTTCGGTTTTCATGGCAGCAAGGGCGATTGAACTGAAACCGGAATAATTCCCGTTCGCTATCCATTTCGCGGATCCTCCGGGATTTTTGTCGATGGTATCGAGTAGTGACGAATGAACGGCGGCCTGTCGTTCGGTCTTTATCTGTTCGGCTTCATCCTCAAGCTCATTGTCTAGCAGTTCGGCATAGTCGATTGAAACTCCCTTTCCATAAACAAGCCCGTCAACAGAGTCCTCGGCCTCTTCTGGAGTTCCTTCAAGGTTTATCTGGACCCCTGGCTCGTTCTTTTTATCAATATCGGCTAGCTTCTTTTTCATTTCAAGATAGTTTTTTAGTAACTCGGTTTTCTTATCTACCTCTGAAATTGGAGTAATCGGGGTCTCTTCTTTGGTATACACGTCTTTCTTTATATCGTTAATGGCCTTGTTGGTTTTTATGCCACCGGAGATCATGGCAGCAAGGTTCGGGTTTTCTTGTGCTATTTCAGTCATGCGCTTCTCAAAGGCCTCTCTCTTTTCAGTCTCAAGAGCTTTGTTATCCAGGCCGCCTTTTTTCTCGGCATTGTCCCGGTATTCGGCCTGGAACCCTTTGCTGTTTCCTGCGTTTTCTTTACGTATAACGTCTTCGGCTCCGGATGAACCACCAAGCCCTGCTTCAACCTGTTGCCTCATTTCGGAGTCTACAAGAAGTTCCCGCTGAATCTGTTTGATAGCTTCTTTTGATGCCGATAGAAAATTCGAACGCTGACTTTTAATTGCGCGTTCCTCGGCTTTGTTTATATGTTCAAGTTCTTTACCCAGCTTTTTTTCAAGTGCCTTGTCATCGCAATCCTCAAGCTGCTGATAAATCGCTTTTCTGCGTTCTGCAAAGTCCTCTTCTATCTCTTCTTGCTCCCAACCCATCACGCCGGCCATGTGGTTTACGAATTCTTGTTCGGCCTCGGCTCGTGCTTTTTTGTCGTTACTCTCTGTTTCTTTGGCGTTTATTTTTGCGGCCTTCTTTCCTTCTTTATATTCCTTGCGCTTTTCAGAGCTCATCTGTGACACAGTTTCCTGTTCTGCCAGGCGGTCTTCGAGTTTCTTCTTTTTCTTTTCCTCGTTTCGCTGTTCAGATTTTTCCTTATACTCTTCTTTGCTTTTTATCTTGTTGAGCTTCAGGCCATTGAGCTTTCCCCCGGCCCCAGCGATAACGTGCGCGGTTCCTTTTTCTCCCGTCTCCTGAATGAGCAGTGGAGTCCCTTTTTCGTCTCCTCCGTTCGGGTGAACAGTGATCCATCGCCCGCCTGCCGGTATTTTAATGCCTTTTTGCATCCGGATATACTCATTTGCCACCTTCAATGATTTTTGCATGGCAAAATATTCTCTCATGGAAAGTTCGGTATACCCGCCCACCTCAAGGTTAAGAGCGCCTGATTTTCTCAAATTTGCCAGGTCACTATCATTATACGAATAATCTTCAATCATAAAAAAACTCATGTTACGCTCCTATAATACGTTTTTCCATGTTCCAGACACACGTATATGTATGCCCCTGACTCGTTTCCATTGCCCATCAACCTTAACACAAATCGCCTTCATTTTCTTCCATTGCCCTTCGACTTGTATTCGAACAGGAATATCCAGATCAGACAATCCGTAACCTGTTCCTGTTTGTCGTGTCTGTGATCCAACTGATATTCCTTGATACGATTGAGAGCCTATCCCGCCTCCGTGCTGAGGTGTTTGTGTTCCACTCGAATAAGCTTCATGAGAGTTTTGTCCTGCAGCGGACCCTATCTGTCTTGTTTGGATACCAGAGGCAATCCCTGTTAACGTCAACAGTGCCGTTGCGGTTCCGGTCTGTCTGATCTGTGTTCCGGTTACGTTTGCCGAAAAGGACTGAAGGCCGCTCCCTGAACCTGATTGACGCGCCTGTTGTCCGGATGCGGACCCTGCAACAGAAGGGATTGCTATGGCTCCTGATCCAACTCCTGTTTGACGTACTTGCGAACCAGAAACTGCACCAAAAACACCCGCCACCACCATTCCAGAAGCAACGCCTGTCTGTTTTATCTGGGATCCTGATGAAGCCCCTGCAAATGCCTGTTGTCCCAGGGCCGCTCCAGTCTGCCTTGCTTGTGTTCCCGAACTTATTCCGGCGAAAGTTTGAGCTCCTGAACCCGTCCCGCTTTGTGAGGACTGTGTACCGGATGCTGTACCGCTTACCGGAGCAACGCCAACCGTGCCCGATCCTGATCCTTCTTGCCCGACTTGCGTTCCCTGGCCTGTCCCGGAAATTCCCGCCGACACGACGGTTCCCATTCCGGTTCCTGTCTGTTTTGCCTGCGTACCGGTAGATGTTCCAGACACCGCTGGAGCGACGACGCTGCCCGTTCCGGTGCCTGTTTGCGCCTTTTGGACGCCAGATGCGGTTCCTGTGATTGGTGCTGCCAGAACCTCGCCTGACGCGTTTCCGGACTGGAGTGATTGCGTACCTGAAGCAATACCGGTGATAGCGGATACGCCGCCTTCTGTGGTGCGAGTGATATACGTCCAGACTGCATAGGCAACATCATCGACTATCGATCCATCGGAAGCAGCAGGAGAGCCTGCATCGACGGTTCGGGATGGATGTGACCATATCTTATCGACTATATCCTCTACGATCATGTAAGCGTTCTGCCTGCTCTGGTCCAGACGGCTGCGGCCACGGCCGCAGGGTCAATAAGCGGATGCTCATCAGAATACACTGTACCTGTGACAACTTCATTCCCACACGCGAAGGAGTCGAGGCGGAAGCCGATGGACGCGCTCTCCTTGAGCGGGAGGTCATAGAAGGGGAACACAAGCCCATAGACGCCGCCGAGTTCTGTCTGCGCAACGTCGAAGGCCATGACTGCGAGTCCATTGTATGTGAAATATCCTTTCCCGGCGTATATGTCGATATGCCGAGTGGTGACAACCATCTGGCTGATATAGAGAATCCGCCCGGCAGGGACAGTGTACAACGGGACAGAAGTGGCAACGGTGTTGTCAACAGCTTGTTTTATGCCAACACGGACCACTGTACCGTCATCAAGGACGCCGTAGAGATCTCCGTTTATCATCCTTCGCACATTCGACTTTCCAGTGATATAGAAGTCAATGACCGTGCCTGCATTGATCGCTTGATTATGACAGGAAAACATAACCTCATTTTCTGCATTGTAGTCATCTGCTCCGCCGATGTATCCCTGCAAGCCCGTCCAGTTAAATTTCTGCTCGAACTTGACTGCTCCTCCAAAGCGGACCTGCACCTGCGCTCCATCCTGCGCCGTGGTATAGGCACCCTGCAAGAGGAGAGCGCCATAGTCACAATTAAGTGCCATGCACTGTACGTGTGCATTGCGCTCCACGGGAACCTTGTACCGGACAATTGATTCTTTTCCGACGGACGGGACAGCCATTATGTCATCAACACGGTTGGTGTTGTCCCCCATCATTGCAGTGTCATCAAATATCTTCTCGCCATATTCTACATTCATACTACCCCCGCATCAATAACGTAGCAGGACCACCAGCGATGCGCGGTGGTCGTGGAGGAGAGGGCTTGGGTCATGAGGCCTTGACCTGCAGTAAATGTAATACCGGACCCCACAGGAATGATCTGGAGACGCGGGGTGAACTGCTTTGCAGTGAGTGCAGCACCTATGAAGCGGCTTTCCCACTTCGTCTGCCACTTCACTTCGCCTGCGTCAAGCGCAGCCGAGACGCGCATCCAGCCATAATCAGCCGTAGGAGGAATCGGGAACTGCGTCTCGACATTGAGCATGACCATGAGGAGCTTCCCGGTAAAGCCAGGATCGACCTGCCACTCATGTACGCGGAACCAGCGTGTCAGAGGATCATTATCGTTTACGATGAGCGGGGCGATACCAGCAATTCGCTGGTAGTTAGCCTCGAATCTGATGCCCATTGTTTACCTCGATTGGAGTAATGGCGTCCTTGTTGAAGGGCTGATAGGGCATTGATTTGACCATTACAGGGGATTCTTTCTCACCCGTGCGAACAAAGCGGATTGCAAGTTCACCCTGATTTCCGACCTGCACGCCTGCGCCACAAACGGTAGGACTCCAGGACGTAACCATGCCGGACGACACTTCTTCCAGCATCGGATAGAGCAGCTCAGGTGGAAGAAGTATCTCCCACGGGCGCCAGCCGAAGATGCGCTGGCGGGTGATTTCACGCTGCATCGCGTCGAGTGCAAGTCTGTCACGCCACACCTCTTCAAGCTTCACGAGCATTATTGTTCTCCCCATATGCAGCAGGACCAGCGGATACTCGTTGCCGTCGTCGGCGTGCAAATACCACGGATGCTTTGACCGACGGGCAAGGACTGCCCTGCGCCGAGCGGCCGGATGATGAGCGGATTGTTGTTGTCCAAGTCAGTGTTCACGAATGCGGGGCTTCGGTCCTTCGTCTCCCATCCAGAACCGATATCGAACTGGAACCGGGCGAAACCGAGGTACGCTTCCGTGGCGTTGTACGTGGTGTAGGCGGCCCCGATCGACAGGAATTTCATGTTGAGCGGGGAACCTGCCACGGTCAGGGAATGAATAACCTGCTCGCCGGCGACGGATGTCGTCACCAGCATGGAGTGACCGAGGTACGCTGCCATTTACGCTTCGCCCCAGAACGACGCCGGCCACCGGGTGGAGGTCGTACCGGCCGGGGTGCAGATCGCCCTGAGATTCTCGCCCGTGGCGAAGGTGATTCCGGACCCGAGAGGGAGGATGGACATCCCAGCATTATTGTCGAGGTCGGTATTCTGGAAACGCTGCTCGAACCTCTGTCCCCATGCTGCCGCGACATACGTCTGGATGCGACCGAGCCCTACGGCAGCTTCCGTTGCGGAGTACGTAGTGAACGCGGCACCAAGAGCCATGAGCTTTACAAGAAATGGAGCAGAGAGCGTGACAGTAAGTATTACCTGGTCTGCCGTTGCAGCCGTTGTCACGAGTGTTGCATGTTCAAGTTTAGCGGCCATTTATCGCACCTCCGTTACTGTGTGACATTCACCACAAACCAGAAATTCCTGTCCTGTTGCCGTTTCCTTCCGCCATGCTCCGGAATTATTTGTGCTACAGTGTGCACAATGGAATGCCTTTGTCTCATCCAGAGTCTCGAATTTTTCCTGCGCTGCCTTCATTTCGGTTATACGCGCTTCGACCTCTCCGGGAAGTCTCGGGAGTTTTGCTATGGATCCCTGTGGCATAACATACCCGGCTTCGATCAAGAGGCCTTTTATATCGATTGCCGTGTGTCCGATTGCTACCGGATCGAGTTTGTCGCCTATATTCATTACGACCTCGGAACCGTGTGTGTCAGCGCCGAGATAGAAACATTCGCGCCCAGTCCTATGGTGACGGAGTTCAATATGATATTCGAAGTCGCGGTGCCAACTTCGTCATCCCACAAAGCCGTCGTACCGTCAGACTTCAAAATACGCGCCCATGATGCAGTTCCTCCGGCGTTCGCCGATGAGTCCGCTGTTATTGCGTTCGCCGTCAGAACGCCGTTTACGGCTGCACCAAAGGCCGTCTCCCCAAACCGCAATTCAGCCAGAAGCACTTGTGCGCCAACCGCCGTGTCGGCATTCGTCGGACGTGTGCCGTCATAAATTCGGATATATCCAGTGTTCGCCAAAATGGCCAAGGCATCGGCCTCGGCATTTACCGCAGCATAACTCATCCTTCGATCAATTGTATTACCCATAAATCTTTCTCCTTAGAATAATATGATATTGCCATAGTTATGGCAGGTATTGATAATAAACAGCGCCTTCCGGCGCATCTTCCGCATTCACCGGCTCCTCTTCTATGCCATAGAGCACTTTCGGTGATATGCCTGGATCACCTTTAAATCCCTTGAAGACCGCTTCTACGGCTATTTTTGTGACATTCCGAATGGCCACTACCTGTCTTTGCTCGACAATCTCAACCCTGACGCCTTCGGTGTCCAGTTCGTACTGACGTGCCTGGATGATGATTCTGTCGGAATTCCCGGCTATTACATTGATATCTCCCATTAGGCATAACTCACTTCATACGTTCCGGCCGTCACGGTTCTTATAAGCGTATCAGGGTCCACCCAGTCCAACAAGAGCTTGTGTACCCCTATGGGTGTCGCCAGTGCTACGGCATCGGTAATTTTCAGAGTTATTTGGCCGGCTGCCAAGTCAACGACTATAACAGGAACCGCGACAATCAACGCTCCAGTCGTCGCATTAACAATTTTTGCCATAAAGGTATACCCAACCAGGTTTATATTCCAATCAAGCTCGATGTCCCGTGTATTTCCTTTATAAATCTGGACATTCAGTACGCCCGCCAATTGTTTTAGTTCCGCCATGCTTCCTCCGTTATCTGATTATCAGTTTTTTTCCGTGCTGTTTTCTCTGGAAAATCTTTCCCTTGAAAGCTTCGATATCCGTTGCATCCATACTACCAAAAAATGCCGGACTATCATATTGCCCGAGATACGCCTTTTTCGCCTGTTCAGCATCATCAAACCCAAGCATTACTTTATCCTCGTCGTATGCGCCTGTTTCCGGATTGTTCTGATGTACAATGAATACCTTTTCCGACTTCTTGTTTGGGCCAATGTAACAATCAAGATGATCCTTGTCCTTGCCTACCGTTCCCCGGATATATCCATACGCAAAGTGCATTTTCGTATGCCATTCATGCCCGTTGTCCGAAACCCCGCTTCGGACGCTTCCTTTCCTGTTCTCGATGCTGATATCCATGCCATGGATCTTCGTTCGCCCCTGGAGCGGGAATCCGCTGAAGGTGAGTGATTTCAGCAATTCATTGTTTTCCTGGAAGAATCGGTCAATCAATGGGACCAGATTTTTCTCGAATTCACCCTTTGGTACCTGGTTCCCCTTGCTTGCCCCTGCTATAAGCGCATCCTGTTCCCCTGTTTTGTAGGAAAAATACTGTTCCATCGCCCGCGCGAAACATTCACAGGTACGGTTTTGGTAGTCTGATTTCTGAGGCAATGCCATGCTTTTCCGGAAAATGCTGGCAATTTGTCCCGGCAGCGAGGCCCAGTCGTCTGAAGCATAGTTATGTCGGCCGGATTTTGTACCGAGGTAATTGTCCATGAAGTGCGCCCATTCGTGAGACAAAGTAAACCCGAAGCCGCGCGGTCCGCCCTGCATGGTAACGCCAATCGCATTGAAGGCAGGAAAAAATATACCAGACGCCTTTCGTGCGTGCATCAGGACCGTACCGGAATGGCTTATTTTCAACCCGAAGGATTTTGCCATGCTTGCCCGATTGCCAAATACAGAAAATATTGATTCCAGTGCGGTACTGATATCACCTATTTCTTTTTTCGTTATCGCATCCCCATTCTGTCTCTTCACCAGGACGCCGTATTTATCGAGCAGGTCTGTCTTTGTCCCCGAATTACCGTAAGCAGTCTGCTGCCCTTTATTGTATGAGGTGTAGTTTTCTTCGAGCTGGATGTTCATGTCGGATAATTTCTGCTTCATATCGTCTATGGCGGCCTTGATTGGTTTAAATCGTGCATTGCCTCTTAATCCCATAAAACTCGTTGACATTTCGAGTGTTGTGAACATGGCGCGATTCTCACCCACGACCCTTACCGGGTGTTTTTTCACATAGGCATCGCTCGACCCGTTGTCTCTTCGTTTGGCCTTTGTCTCTTCAAACTTATTATGCGCCAAGGCCTTTGCCCTTTTAAGGTAATAATCCTGTGTTGCAGCCAATACATCGAGATTTACCCTGGCATAATTAACAGTTCCGGCTCCGCCCCTTATGAGGTAATCATTATCGCCTATTTTTACTGCTTCTACCCTGTTTCCTACCGATCGGAATCGTTCATCGGAATCAATTAACGGAATCCAGCTCGGCGGTTCTTTAGTAAGTATGTCCTTTTCGGATATCAAACCAATTTGAACCGGAATTACATCACGGAAATCCCAGCAGATTCGATTATCTGAGCTGTATGGCTCCTCTTCCACCCTGGTAGGTTCATAGTGATAAACTTCAGGTAAGTCTTCTTTCAGATCGGCTCCAAATAACTGTGCCTCCGTTGCGGTCCGTGTTTCAGGGGTCACGGCTTTTATGATTTTTGCTATCTCTTCGGGCCTTTTTTCCGGAACGATTGACTTGATATCGTCATTATCAACTCGGTATGCGATCTTTTTTGATACAATCTTGCTATATTCATAACCGGAATAGACAACCATGCCTGAAATAATTTTACCGTTTTCGAGAAAGGTCACGTTTGTACCTTCTCGTATATTCTTGAGCAATCTCGCCTTCAGGCTTTTCTCCTGAATATCGGCATCAGCAAACAGATCAAACTGAGTATCGTTGTTTAGAGTGAGTTTTTTAGTAGGCAAAACCCATACTGTAGTCTCGTATGTCGTCCCTTCGCGGGTAACGGTCACTGTTTTGGGAATGAGCTTGAGATTTTTTCGAGCTTTTTCTAGAACTGGAAGGATAAAATACATTCTGGCTTGCCCGCCTTCATTTACTGGATATGATGAAGCAACTTGCATTTATTATACAATACCTTGCCATGCATGATCTATACATCATTACCAAATAAAAAAGGCCCCCGAAGGGACCCTTTTGATTTATTTTTCTTCACTATCTTTGTTGTTTTCTTCAGGCTTTTTTTTGGCCTTCTCGAAAAGCTCTTTCGATAAATCCTGGAAGACTTTCGGCATATCTTCAAATCGACTATCTGTATCTGCACAATCATAATCTGGATCTACTTTAAGAATGTCCATAATTGCCTCCTATTGAACTATAATACTATACGATAGCTTTATCAAGCCTTGTATTCCGAAATAAGTTTCGGTTCCTGACCCCTCTCAACATTGTTGTCTCGGAAGCTCCAGGCGTCAGCATGTTTCTTGACGGCTTCAAATGTTGCTTCGTTTCCGGTATTCGACAAAACAACACCGATAGGTACATACCGTTTAGTCTTTCCCATAAATCTTGATACTGCCCGCTTTGCTGCTTCCTGACGAGGGAGGTGCATATAGTGGGCCTCGATTCGATATCCAGAACCTTTGAAAGCTTCGATTTTCCTCATAGCTGATTTTTCTGTTTTCATGGTTGCATCAAGAACTACATTCAAGCCTTGTTCTTTTGCCATTGCAAGAATACGTTCAAGAATATCACTTGACTCTTCGTGAACCTGTTCAGCATTATATCCCTCATATTCCGGAAGCATGCCCTTAATCTCATCGGCATCCAGAACTATTGCTTTATCCGAATGATAAACCTGTCCATCAAACCATGACTTACCCGAACCGCCACGGCCTCCTAGCATTGTGAAGGTTGGTCTTTTACCCTCTTCAGGCATGGCTCCCCGTATTTTTTCTGGCGTTAAAATCTTTTTAATAATTTCTACATGCTTTTGCGTGCGCTCATCATCATAAACCGCATTTTCTCCCTCTCCTGCTAGCCTATGCGTATGAATGGTTTGTTCAAGACGCTTCAGTCTAGCCTGAGTCGTTGATATGGCCTTTTTTATTTCATTGGTATCTTTGCCAAAACTCTCAAGCACGCTTTCCTCCGTTGCGTTTGGATCATCATGCTGGACTTTCCATTCTGCTGCATTGAACTTTTCAGGGCTAATAAAATCCGGGCTATTCTCTGTGACATTTCCATCATCATCCCGGCCGCCACCCTTACCTCCCCCGCCTTTACCGGATCCATCTTTGTCCCGAGGGACCTTTGATCCTGTACTCGACCTGAATCCGGTTATTTCCTTCCACGCCACTGGAAACTTATCTCCCACGGCATCTTTTACGACCAATCCGTCAAGGCTGGAATCGTCAACTACCGTACCCATCATTGTTTTTCCATTCGATTTGAACGATATTTTGTCCCCGTTCTGGATATTGTGCATACCGTATCCGTGCTTCGAACCTCGAACGTCTTCAGGGTCTTTTTTGGGTTTTCCGGATGAACCGCCTTGATCCGGCTTTACCCACTTGTTTACCTGGAAGGTTTTTCCAGACTTATTTGTCACCTGTATTTTCTTCTGGACAAGCTTTCCCGTATTCAATGCTTTTACCATTTCATGGGTAACGGGAATACCCAGCACCGGCTGCGCGACGGGTTTTTTACCCTTTACTATCAATCCTTGCATATTCCCACCCCCGAAAATTATTGACTTCAGCATCCCGCGTCTTCATCGAAAAGCGTGTAATCGTGCTCGATTCCATCGCTGTCTTCCCAGTAATGGTCACTGGTATAGGTGTCCTGCTGGCTATGATAGTATACCGCTGCAAGAACGGATCGGAACAAAGAACCATGCCACGCCCGTTCTTTCATGAGGTGATCCGTGTAAGTTCCCATGAACCATGCGTTCCTGTTTGGACAATAGGCCTGTAGTGCCTCTTTCATTGCCCACCAGTATACGCCGAAAGATTTGTATATCATTTTGTTTGTTTCCAGCATGTCCCCGATGGTTTTCGCCATCTGGTATAAATAGGGTATCCCTGCCGGAATCTTGAGGCTTTTCTCCAATGTATCAACAAATTCATTGTCATAAAACATAATTCACCTCTTTATGCCCATTATAAGCAGTTTTTGCGGTTTTAGATAGCCAGATTTTATTGCCTTTTCTACCGATTTACGACGTATTCGCCAATCATAATCACGCCCGATTCGTTCATAATCAGTCTCGTAGTCAGGGTGCATCTCTGCTACGTTCTTTATATCATACTCCCGTACCTTGTCATTTTCGGAATTACCAAGAGCAACGTTCATCTTCTCCGCTATCGATTTGGCACTAACCCAGGTACTACCAACTTCTGCATCGATAAACTTCGACTCCGGTTTGGCATGATAATCGGCTATTACTGCCGTTTTTATTCCTTCCGATAGCCCCAGTTCTTTGAATACCGGGTCACTCGCGGCAGAGGCATCCATGTTTTCATGATCGTTTCCCTTCAAGTATGCTTCGATACGGGAACGTCCTTCCGGTTCATACGGATTGATGAGCGAGCTCGGTGTCCGATCCCGCTGCGTATAGCTGCTTACCCGTCCTATACGGATTTTTCCCTCAGTATCCTCGCGTGCCTCGAAAATTAAATCTTGTGGTCTGATTTTAACAAACGACATATACCGTTTGTAATTATCCTTCTTGAATTCCGGTGTTTGTTCGGCATATTCATTTTGGGAGTAAAGCGTCTGGAGTTTCTTTATCTCTTCGTCGTTGGCCTTTCCTTTGTACGAATAGTTTCCATACAAACCATCACTGGCCGACCATTCTGTGCTGGTTGCCCCATCAAGACCCACGAGTACCATTTTCTGATTTTTATGGTTTATCGATTTCACCTCAAAAATTCCATCCGTGAGCATGAATTTATCGCCTTTCTGGTATGCTCGCCTCTTTTTCTTGTCATAGATAAAATCGGGAGGGTTTTCTGTAAGCAAATCGAGATTCTTGAATTCGGTATTGTTACGGAGAGAATCTTCGATGCTTTGAATTTTCCTGACCCGGTTCTGATATTGTACCGTTCCCTTGTCCCCCTGATATCCATTTATTGAACCGCGCATCTGGCTCAATGCCCCCATCATGTCATGAACCTTGTTTTGATTGGCTTCCTGAATCTTGTCTGCCTTGATTTTGTTCATTTCGGCTCTTCGATCTACGGCCTTATCCTTGTCTCCCCATTCTTCCGTGAGGGCCAATAGCAATTCGTCCGGATCAACATACGAGTCATCATTCGGGTTCATGAACACGTTCGACTTCGTTTTCAAGAGCTGGTCGATCCAGTTTGCCTTGTTCTGGACCAGATTGACCGAGTAATTGTCGATTGTGCCGGCCGAAAGGTACGTGTGCAGCGCAACATCCCCCTGCTTGTTTCCCTGACGGTCGATACGACCGTTTCGCTGAATGAAGTCTGAGGGACGGTATGGAATATCAAAATGATGGAGGGCTGCACTATTTTTCTGAAGGTTAACACCCTCCCCGAGCGTAGGCGTCGTCCCGATTATAACCTTGTACTTTCCCGTATTGAAGCCGTCTATCGCTTCGGATACCAGGTGCTCAAGGGCAGAATCACTTTTTGCCCCTCCGGTCTTTGTTGTCCCGTTTACTACGACAATTTCAGATTCCTTGAATCCTTTGGCAACTAATTCGGCCTTGATCTTATCGTGCATGTTCATGGAGCCGTCCCCGGACAATACCCGGTCGCAGAATATCACCTGCCCCCCTGAAGTCGCTGTAAAGCTGTCCATTGCGTTCTGGGCAAGCTTTTCGAGCTTCGGGTTTTTCCACCCCTTGTACTTTACCGGATCATAGAGCTCAAGATCGAGTGAAGCGGTCCGCATCCTGGAATAGAAGGTAAGATAATTCTCTCCTTCATATTTTGCGGCCTTTTCGTCTTTGCTTGCGTTTTTGAATTCTTCAAGCTGGGCCGATATATCACGCAATTCTTCCGTTTGCTCCTTCTGCATTGGTATCACATTGGGAACATTGTTTGCGGACGGCTTTGCCAGACCGATTTTTGTTGAATCGTTCTGAAGATCGGTATACTTGAAAAACATATCTTGCAGGGACCGGAGATTCTTGAATCCCTTCAGTATCCGGCCTTCTTTGGCTTTTCCCGATCCCCAGTCGCACTTCATGCCCGTTTCGATATCGGCGAAATTCCTGATAAAGTCATCGATATTGTTTATCGACAGCTTTGTAAGCATTTCCGGTGCTACGTGCATGAGCATATTGTAGTATTCGAGAGGCGAATTCGTAAGCGGTGTTGCCGTGCAAAGGAACACGTTTTTTCCATCATGTGAATGTCGTATAAACTCACTTTTCTTGAACAGACTCATGGCGCGATCTGAACGGCGACCGTCATTCATTCCTGTTTCCCTGGACAGCGTGCTGCTGAACAAATTTTTGTAGTTATGGGCCTCATCTACGAAAAGCGCATCGCATCCAAGATCCTCAAACGAAATGGTTTTGTTTGTTTTTCCGTTCTGCATCTTTCCAAGAGCCGATTCTTTCGCGGTTGCCACCTTCCGGTCACTCTTCCCCGCAGTCTTGTCCATAATCTGAGCAGATACAACGTCCGAAGTTATCCTGGCGTCCTCTTCCTCACTCAATTGAATTTCGGTTGCCGACGATTCAGGCAGGATTATTACATCGTAATCGCCATTTGCAAGATCCTGGTACATTTTATAGCGCTTGACTTGATTGCCGTATCCTTCAGATTCAGGATCAACGGATCCGACTTTGAGGCCCGGCATGGCCTTTGCAAACGTCTTTACCCAGTCTTTGACCTTATTGTTAGGGACCTGCACCATAGGGCGCTTCACCTTGCCTTCTTGTCGAAGCAGGGCCATAAGGCCAACCGAAGCCAGTGTCTTGCCAAAGCCAGTACCTAGAGCCGTAATACCCTTCCCGGCGCGATAGAGGTGGTGGATCGTCTGCCACTGATGCCCGCCCAAGATAACGGACGGATTCCAACCGTCTATCTTTACCGCATAGGTTTTAGTAGGCGTACCGATATCACAATTGAACTTACGGTTAAACAGTGCTTCGAGCTCCATCCGAACATTCGGATTGTTTGCTACCCAGTTCTTGAAGTTTTCCCGTGCGTTGGTGTCATACGTTTCGGTATCGATATTCTTTGATCGCTGTTTTTGCAGATTGAGAAAATAAGCGATTTCGTCATTCAATGGGTACCAAGTTCCAGCTTCTATCGTTTCACCCTCATCCCGCCAGTTTTTGGGACGGATATATTTGTCTTTCGTTCCCTTGACGCCCCACTTTCCCTCTTCGTTCCGGGAAAGAACCTTGTCTGACAGGGCATATTGAATAGCCATTCCGTCCGGGTCTTTGGCCCATTTATTTATGATTTCTTCAGGAATCCATGAAGATTGAGGCGTAAATTCGGCTTCTTCGATGCTTGTCCAGCCAACTGCCGCTTCCAGATCGGTAATTCCCGCTTGCCACTTTGCCCGCTCATTGACCCATTTATCTCCATCGTGTTCCTCGATTGCGGCTTTCAGGGCATCAATTTTTACCCACGCGTCACCGGCAATGAAGTCTTCCCGCAGCTCCCAGCTTCCGTCAGGTGTCAGGAAGCAGTCTTTGTTGTCCTGTAATTCCTTCATAAGCGCGTCGATATCGTTTGGAAAGTAACTCTGTATGTTTGCAGGTGTTGCTTCCAGCATGTTTTTCTGCAGGGTAAGAAGGGCCGTGACGGCCGGATTATGGCCGTCCACAATATCAATCTCTTTGGCGTATACATTCTGTTTGTTGAGAATATCATCATCTATATCGACCAGGCCCTCGTACACTCCGGAAAGTGAGGCATGGGCCGTAAGCAGGCGCTTTACATCCTTGTCATCCATCGGGTTTGTCCCATGCTCATCTTTATAGTCCTGGAGCAGAGTACGGGCCTCCCTCTGGAGATCATCTACCGGTTCGTCATTATGCATCGCTTCCCGGATCGCCTTCACCTTCTCGGCAATGGCTTTCACTTTTTCCAGCTTTTCAGAAGTTGTTTCGTCGGCTCCCTTTACCAGTTCCCAACGATGGTTTTCATTGAGCCGGTAGACTTTTCCGTCAATGCTCTTTGTCATGCCAACGGAAAGTGTTTTACAGGCAACCGCCTCGGCCTCTGATTCGGTAAGCATGGATTCCACTTTTTTATTTTCGCCGGCCAGTTTTGTCGTCATGCTGTTTAGTTTGTCCAAATCAGCGGTTGTTTTGTCCGGTTCTGGATTGAATGTCGCTATTGCCTTGTCCATATCTGATAGTGAAAGGTCCCCTTCAACAACGTCCGATCCCCAGTTTCCACCTCCCTCATTTAGCTCCCCGAGGATATGGGTCTTGTTTTCATCGTAGTAGGTTCCTTCCGCCCATCCCTCGTGCCAGAAACCCGCTTCCTTCAGGCCGGACTCATCGAGCTGATCGAGTCGCTTCTGGACCTCTTCGGGATACTTGCGGAAAAAAAGCATATCCGGCTGCACGCCGGTCTGTGTATGCTTAAATGATCCGTTCGGCAACCGTACCGCTCCCATGAACTGACCCTTCTTTTGGAGTTCGGCTCGCCAATCCCTGTTGCTTTTCCCATCGAGCACACCCGGATGCACAATAAGCCCCATTGACCCGCCGTCCACAAGAGCGTCAATTGACCGAGATATAAAATACTTATCAAGGCTTTTTTCTTCCGGCATATCCATGAATGAGGTTGTAACCGACCGGTCCCCGAAAGGCGCATTGCCTATAACCCGTGAAAACCGCTTGGTGTTGTGCATATTGAATTGCTCGAATGATCCGGTATGTATGTTTGCGCCTTCCTGAAGGATAGAGGCAACTGCGGCCGTCCTGGTATCCAACTCGACGCCGGTTTTCTCCACGCCGGCAGGAGTAACGTCAAAGAACACTCCCGATCCGCACGAGGGTTCAAGCACCGATTCCCCTGCTTGGACTGGAACTATCTTGTCCAGCATCTTCCATGCCATCTTTGCGACAGGCGGAGAGGTGTAAAAGTCATAAAGCACCCCGCGCTCGTCGGCTGCCTTCACCCCGCCGAAGCCTGAATATTTCTGAATCTTTCCCTTGTCCTCTTCTGTGAGAGAATCCCGGCTTTTCAAAAGTAATTCCGCAACCTCTTGATTGAGCTTTCCTCGTGCAGCTGGATTGAGGTTCTTTCCTTTTCCGGACCATGATCCATAATCCCTGAAGTCGGTATCAACTATTGAAACGTCCAAATCACCACGGTTGCTTGGCGGGGTTTCATGTACGGTATCGTAAACGGCTTGTTTTTCGCCCTCAATTTCAGGTAATTCCACCTGTTTACGGGTAGTTTCTGGGCCTTTTACGGGCAAAACATTGGTTTTTTCCCTGTTTCGGGCACTGATTTCTGCTTTCTTTTTGAGAGTATCTGACACCCGTTTCTTGAATTCAGTACTGTAATCCGCCTCTTTTTGAGTATACCCTTCTCTTTTCATGGAATTGAAAACACGCTGCCGAACGCTCTTGATATCGTTCGATTCCTCTCCTGTATCTGTCCGGTTATTCACCGTGCCGCTATCGGCCTTTTTTTCCACCGAAACGGCGAGAATAGGGGCATCGTCGCCTCCGAAAAGATCGAACTGTACATTCTTCGGCTTTTCAGCGTCCTTTTCGGTAGGGTCTACCCATGCCCGCTTGGTGTATGTTGTTCCGTCTTTATTCGTAACGGTTATTGTTCTCTGTACCAGTTTCGGGTTATATCGCCGAGCCTTTTCTAGCATATCTTGAACCGGTATCATTAGTCTTTGGAATGCATTCATCATTCGTCTCCTTGCCAGTTATTCTTGAACCAGTCCTTCGCCCACTTGCCCTTATCGTTTTCGCCCGAAGCATTGTAAAGCTCGTTGATCCGTTCACGGAAGCCGGCCGTCGTATCGTCCGGGTTCTTAGTACCGCTATTGTTGAATTCGGAAGTTGCCTGTTTTACCGCTGCTCCCCATGCTGCTTCACGGCTTTTCATCTTTGCTATGGCCGCGTCATGCAGGCTGATTGTCTCGCCTTCTTCCGGTTGATTCCACTTTGTCCATAGCCCCCTGCACCAGGGATGCTGACTGCCGGCCGCTACCCATTCGTCTTTCGATCCATGTCCCACGCGGGTCTTTCCTTCCCATATCGCTACGTCAGCATATTGGTCTTGAATTCTTTCGTCTTCAAGAGCCGTATCTGACCATAACACCACCATGCCGTTTATCCGGTTGCAGTGATCGCAAGTTATTTCATCCTTCATTTCAATGCGCTGGAAATAGAGCTTATCGCCTTCTTTCATTACCGTTCGTTCTGATAACAGTATTCCGGTGTTCAAATTGTCGTTTGTTTCCGTTTCAACTATCCGCTGCCAGTCCTTATTCAATGATCCGAACTTGTCGAACAAATCCTGGGAGACGGCACTTTTTGACTTCCGCTCCTTTATTCCGGCTATGAAAGTCTTTTTTATCGCCGTCCTGGTTTGATCCTCAATACCCCGAATATACATGGCGCAATGCTCTTTTGCCACGGTCAGTCGGTCTGCCTCATAATCCGGAACCCCGAACACCTTGCGATAGTTTCTTTCATCGGATAAATAGTCAAAATTATGTTTCTTGTAAAGCATGTCTTCCAATCTGGTGTTTTTTATCCCGCCCCATGACTGGTATTTGAGCATACGATCAAGGATTTTCCCGAGGGCTTGCGAATCAAGAACGATTCTGTCTCCGGCATTCTCAAGCCCTTGATTAAGATACCGGTCCAGTGCCTTTACGAAGTCATTCCACTGTTTGTTGGTTATCGGCAATCCGGTGTCTGGCTGATATAGAATCTTGCCCTTGTACATGAGCTTTCCAGAATACGCAGCCTTGCTGAATGTCTGAATCTTTGGAAGGTCAAACACCTCACAAGCCGTATCATATATCTGGTCCAGCATACCGGCATAGTAATAAACCCACTTTTGCACAAGATCCTGATAGGAACGATACGGGAATTTCTCTTCCTTGTCGGACTTCTTTGGCTTGAGCGACACCGGTACCTTCATGGCCTTGGCCAGAGAATCTACCGCCGCCAGGTATTTATGTCGCCGGTTGGTATCGTTGACGTTCTGGACTGTGAGTTTATATTCCATGCTTATTTTTTGCCCTTAATCATACCCTGGACGAACAGGCCGATAGACTTTTCTATACCGAATTTCATGGGCTTATCTACCGTAAAAGGACTACCTGTCTCTCGCGTTTTTTTAATTATACTCACGAAAGGCGCAAGTGCGTCGGAATTCACCCCCTGCGCATACAATTTTTCCATCACAGGAATCAAAACAACAGGATGTATCTCCATTAGCTCCTGTATTTTTTTTAGGTCCTTTCTTGCCTGATACGGACTGCTGCTATTCCTTGCTTGATATTTATTTTCCTTTTCCCAAACCATAAACTGTTCAAATTCTTCATTTTCAGCTTCCGTAACTGGCCCGATCCCAAGCTTTGAAAGAAGGCTTTCGTTTTTTTTGACGGATTCTTTTGGCGTATCCTTTGGCATTTCCTTGTAGTTCATTGCATCGTCATCTCCGTGATGATGATATTTTTCATAGGTTACTTCTGGTTCTACAGAAGTTTTAACCTTTTTCTGTTCAAGGGTTTCATTGCTTGGTTTCTTCAATTCGTCTATAGCGTTTGCAATCGCGTAAGTATCTGGGAACTTCCCATTGTGCAGCTTGCGGTTTGTCATCATGGAGAACGCTTCGCGAACTTCATGCAAGGCGGATGCAGTGTCAATCTCACCGTTTCCAATTGCACGTGCCAACTCGTATGTTGTATTGAATTTGTCTCCGTGATAGTGGAAATTTCTTACTTCATCCAAGGCTAAGCTTGCTTCCTTGAGTATCTCACTTCGCGTACGATTTGCTTTTTCGGTCGTTGTAACTTTTGGTACCGTATGTCCGCCACCTGCCAAGCCAACAAGGTCTGATCTCAGTTTCTTGCTTATCGAAGCGGCTATATCAACTGAAAGACCTTTATCACTGATGCCGTGTTTGCTGAGATAATCAGAAACCTCTTCTGGCAACAAATCTACACCAAATTGCCTATCGAGCAATACTGATATATCCTTTAGTTTACCAGATTTTAGATTTCCCTTGCCAATCATGTGTTCGGCGAAGTCATCCTGAGCTCGTGCGGCTTCCCCACCTGCGTCGATCTGCGCTTCTGAAGCGTCATCATCATTCATTTTTTCCGAAAGCTTTTTTGCTGTAACGGCATCCTTTGTAGGTGCAAGATTGTCCCATGTAGAAGAACCTGGCTTCCTTACCTGTACCATATCGCCTTTCGCTCGATATTCATAGGAGGCGTCCTTTTTTCGTTTATCAGATACTTCTTTATTCATTTCCGCAGCTGTTTTGGTATTCTTCTTTGCAACGGGTTTTTCATCAAAGTCAAAACCACCCTGCGCCGGTGCCGCTTTGTCCCTGGGATCCACCCACACAGTCATCTGGAAGGTCTTTCCGTCACGGGTAACTATTCTCTTTTCAGGGACCAAATGCGTCCCTTTGCGAGACTTTTCCATCAACGCATCGATCATTGCTTTATTTACACGTACCAAAATCATATAAAACCCCCGTTTTGGCTAAACTATTATCTCTATAACGTCGTCTATGATTGACTTCTTGAATTGGTCGTAAATACTTCCCTTACGGCCAGCAAGCTCTTCTTTGGACGGAGGCCTCAATCTGGCATCGCTGTCGGTATTTGATTCGTTTGGTCCGTCATCTTCTGCGTCATCAGATTCATTCTCATCGCCCATCATGAGCTTCCGATATGCGTCCTGTTCTTCTCCACCTTGATCGTCGCCTTCCCGTCCCTGCTCTTCAGAACCTTCGGGCGGCATACCGTCTTCCGGACCACCTTGCCCGTCCTGCTGCTGTTGAGCGGATTGAATGAGCTGCACCACGTAGGGATTTAACGGTACGGTAGACCACGGCTGGTTGAAAGGCTTCTTGTCATCTTCTGCCCTGAGCTCGTCTATTGTCTTGAAGGTGCGTAGGTCTGCTTCCCGTGTCGCATTTTTGAGCGTAGGGTCGTCGCGTTCGTATCCGACAAACTCAAAATCAAACCGAGGGTCAATCTTGTCAAGGATTTTCTGGAAGTGAGATTCACAAAAAGACAGCGTTGAACTAAGCCCTCTGGATTTCGAGGCCTCTATCTTCGGTCCGGTGTTGTCTCCCATGACAGAAGTACTTTTGCTGGTCTTTATGCCGAGCTCTTCCAGGTCAACCCCGAACATGGCCGCGACGCTTGACCAGATAAACTCCATCCACTGTGAGAATTCCATGTCCTTATTCGAACCCTGGAGATTTACCCACTCGAATTTCTTTCCGTTTTCCCCTGAAGTACTTCCGGCAGGTATGATGGGAACCCGCCATTTCGATGATGGTCCGCCAGACATAATGTTGACCAGATAGTCTTCAATGGCCTCCACCTCTTCCATGTCCGCGTCACCCTGAAGCAGAAGCATACCGCGAGGGAGCTTGTCTTCAGTGAAAAACCCCATATTGTAAATATATGAGTTGATCATACCGGTAATCAGGTCTATGGCCTGTTCGACAACCGAATAACCGTATCCCGAATGATTCACGTCTGACCGTGGGTGCTGATAGTCAAATATCAGATCATCACGGGTATAATAAGCGGTTGTTACAAGGTCAATTTCCTGGATGAACTTGATTTTGTCATCCCCGTTGTATCCCTCTTCTGAACATTTATAGATGGTTGCCGGGTCAATCGCCCAGAAGGCGTAAACTTGCGTTCCGCGCGTTCTCTGTATTTCGGTGGTAACCTGATCAAGCGTGAGCGCATCGCGGATTATCTTCGCGGAATAGTTCACCAGGTTGTCTTCCCGTTCAGGGTCCACTCCAAAACCAGTGCGCTGGAAGAATTCAGTATAGGTCTTTATCAATTCCTTCTCTTTGGCATTAGGCGCATGGTCTTTGTCCTTGAGCCGTACCTGATATCCCCGGACATTATTGTCGGTCGAGGCCTTCATGAAGGGGCGAGTCTGTGCTATAAGGTGCCCGATAATGAGATTTATGATCCATGCCTTTTCCGATACCGTTCGCAATACCTGATAGGTGATCTTTCGGTTAGGCTCAATAACATTCTTGCCCCCGCGCTGCATGAGCCGGTTAAAGGGGTTTATTGTAACGGATTTTGTTTCTTCAACTTGTTTGGTGACATTCCTCATCGGAACGATGGACTTGTTCTCTTTTTTAATTATCCCTGACTTTCTCAAATGCGCCACAAGTTCATCTTGCGATATATTTATCATCCCCATTTACCGGTCCCTCCTGAATCTTGCCAGTACCGCAGCTTGTGAACGAGGTCTGGCTTCCTTCTTTTTATCGGATACGCTCTCTATTTTCCCGGCCTTCTTGTCTGCATACTGTTTGTAGAAGTCGTTTTTCTTTGTTGCGATTTGCTTTATGGATGAAACCGCGTAACTTGCCAATGCCCATGCCCAAAAACTATCTGCGTGACCCGTCTCGTCCCTCTGTGCATCATACCGGAAACGTCCGGCAATTGTAACAATCCTTTTTATGGAATGAATTTGCTTATGGAACTTAGGGTCATTTTGAAGTAAATACTCTTTCTGTTCAAGACCGGACCGAACACCGATGGCCATTATCTCTTTTGACTCCGGCCCGAAAATAATCCCTTCAACCCGTGCTATTCCGAATTCATCTTCCAGCCGTTCACAAAGCGGTTCACCCTGGCCGGTCTGGTCCATGCAGATACGGACAACGGGAAGATGCTTCATAATTTTCCGGATAACGTCGAGCTGGACTTCAAACTTCGTATTAGTCATCTCGATTTCTGCCACGCTGCGCTTCTTTCCTTCTGGTGTTACTCCGATGGCAAACACCACAGCCGCGTCTCTACGGCGTGCAACGTCATACCCGAGATACAAAGTACCATGTATGGACGGATCGTAGCCTATGAGCAAGGAATCAACGTCCCTGAAGGCATGAATCTCCATGTCAGATTCGTCATCTTCTTCACCCAGCTCTGCTGCACGATCATTCGACCGCATGCCCGGAGTATTGTCGTGAATCAGGTCAAATGTGATATAACTACTGGCACCGTCTACGAAAGAACATTCGAATTCCTGCTGGAAGTCTTCAAGAAACATTGAGTTGTAGATACTCTTCAGGGCCGGTAGACCAAAAAAGGCGACACGCTCTTCGGTATCCATTGACGACGCAATTTTTGGCGCGTTTCTGTGGTCATTACACAAGGCCGATGAGAACCACCACGGGACAAATACCCTGGCATACTCGCTGTATTTTGTTTTATCCGTACAAAGGTCATAGAACATGCCGATTTTACCAAGAGGCGTGCTTCCAACTTCTATGCATCCGCCACGGGCTATTACCGGAAGGCCGGCTGTATAGATGACTTTCGCCTTATTCGCAGGGAATATGCCCATTTCGTCGAATACGATATCCCCGCCCTTACCACGAGGCGGCCGGCACGCAATGGATATCAGTCGGCTGGTTGTTTTCCCGTTTGCATCCAGGAATTCCATCTGCGTTTTGGTATCAGATATGAGCGGCTTTTTGTATTCTTTCGGGATCGAATTGTAAAACTCACGGGCATAATTGATTTTCTCTTTGGCATCATCCTCATTGTAGGATACAAATTGCCGGACATACTTGATACGGGCAGGGTCCATTGCCTTGATAAAACCCTTCAAGCCGGTTGCGAACGAAAACCCCGTGCGTCTGCTTTTCAGTAATACCGAATACTTGCAGTTTGTCTTTATGAAGTCCTCTTGCCAGAAATCAAGATCCAGTGGCTTATCATCGACGTTTACAAAGGCTCCGATGTAGTTGAGTTTTTCTTCTGGTGTCCACAAAGGCCCGTTAGTTGCCATTTAACCTCGTTTTATCTCCATACGTCGCCACATAATAGCATTATAATGGTTTTTTGGTAGATTCTATTCTTCTTGCGGCAATGATGACGGTGCATCAAAATAGCCCTCTGCGTTCCTTGAGGCTTCAGCGTTTTTCTTCCGGATCTCGATTCTTGCCGATAGTCGTTCCTTGATTATTTCAGCAGTCAAGGTTACATCGAAGCCGTCTTTTTCCTTGTCACCATACACTTTGTTGTACATATCGATAAGGGATTGCATGGCTCTGTACCGATCACCCATTACATACACCCGAATTCCCTTTTGAGACCTGTAATCGACATTATCGATAGCTTTGAGCTGCAAGGGTGTAAGTTCATCAAGGTCTTTTAATACCTCTATATCATAGGGTATATCAACTTCCTTACCGTTAATCGTTTCTTTCCGAAAGCGTGTTTCTTTCTTGTAGTAATCGGCAATGTTGTAATGCGCCTGTATTTTGAGCCGCTCGAATGTTTGATGGTATTGTTCTACGAGATCCGTCTTTACCGTTAAGTCCAGCACCATTTTGATTGCCTTTTGTACTTCTGGGACCCTCATGAGCTTGTATCCGGCGTTTGCTACCCGTGCTGGGGAATATCCGGCCAATCGCGCCGCCTTTGCCTGGCACATAAAGCCTATATTGTCCGGGTAGGTATACCAAAACACAAACCTTTTTTGTTGAAGAGTGAGCTTTGCATCCTCCCCGTAGTCGAGGGAATCCAGGTCTATGATGGTTCCGTCTGGAAGAGTGTTCTTTTCCCCCTCTGTAACGGCTTTTCCTCTCGGTTTCCTTGCAGGTTTGCCTGTCTCGGCCGTTTTCGGCTTTGTCTCGGTCTTCTTTGGTGCTTTTGCTTTACTGGCCGGTTTTTTCGGTTTAGTCGGTTTCTTTGTTGGTGTCATTGTACTTTCCTGTTGCCTCACATACATGGAGCAGATACCCGCCCACTTCTCTCCCGTTGCTCTTTACCACCTGTATGATGGTTGTTTCAACGGTATACACTTCTGTGTTGTCATGACTCTTTATGTATTTTACACTTTCCCCGCACTTTTTGCATTGCATTATGGCTTCCTCGTCAAACAGATTGATCCATGCCGACCCTACCGCAAGTATCAGCAGCAATATAGCAAACAACGCTATGATTAACCCGTAAATATAGGTATTCAATCGATTTTATCCATTTGTATTTGGTTCCTGCGTACTATCAGAACCTTTTTTTTTAATAGGGTATCTCCCGCCCGGTAGGCGTCAACGATATCTGGCATCTTTATTTCAAGGTTTTCGCTTATCCCCTCAAGAATCCCCTTCTGGAAGCGGAAGGTCACGCTGCCGAATACTTCTTGACGGAAAAGGTCATCGATGTATTCGTGCAGCTCTGGCTTTGCCGGTTGTCCCACTATTCCCCTTCCTTTTGGCATATATGCGGCTTCTGACCTTTAATCTTCCGTCCGCTCTCAGTTATCACTTCAGTAACTTCGCGTTCGACCATAATCAGTTCGAACTCGATGTTGCGCATCCATGTTATAGGCTTTAAGCAATATGGACACGCTTCGGTCATATGAACCTCCGACTACTGTATGTTATGGGCAGTTTCCCGAATCGACGGGACACGAAAGGAATCTGTCCGACTGAACGGCGGGATCCCTTTCACGAATCCTCTTGATCTGCCCTTCCCCTGTGTCCGGAGAACCGACCGCCGCGTCGTCTTTTCGGTGGCGTGCCATAACGGACGTTCGATTCCGTTCGTTCCGGTGTGTAGCACGCCGGTATACTGCCTGGTGGTCATGCCACTTGGTGCATCCCCGTTGCCAGGTCTTTGCCGCGCTTCGATCACGTGGAGACCAATCCCGTGCGCCCGCGCTAATGGTCCTGATGCGCCTTGCTAAGAAGCATCGAGCCGGGTGCAGGAGTCGAACCCGCAATTGCTGATTACAGGTCAGCAGTTATACCGTTTAACTAACCAGGCGAAAATGGAAGCGGCGGGAGTCGAACCCGCGTGGATTTCCGGGCATCCATTGCCGCCTTCATTCTTTGCGCCCATTGCGCCTCGCTTCCTGTCCACTTAAATCATTATACCACTTTAACTTTTTACGGTCTACCTTGTGTACAATTGTGTCATTTTACCGGCTCACATTTGACTACCTCGCAAGTGTAGTCACAAGCATGGTTGTAGTCGCACATTTTCTTAATGGCATTTGCTTTCCACGGTAAAATCGGCTCGTGTGGTTTTGCATGGGTGCAGTACATTGCCGCGTTACATGTTGAAGCGTGTTCGCAGGTTACAGTCATTTCGTTTTCTCCAGTAATTCGGGATTGTCATGGATGTTTCCGATGACTTCACAAAACTGCCTTTCGGATTCTGCAAGGACAAACACGTGCCAGTGCTTGTGAGTTTTCTTTTCTTTCATCACAAATGACGGGGCTTGATAAAACACAGTTAGGATTCCGTCGCCCATTTTTACTACGTCACCCTCGTAAATCTCTTTCCCGTTTTTGTCGAGTAGTCCGGTATATTGCTCGAATTCTGCGCACGGGTCGAAATAGTCGCTTTCGTCGTCGTTCCGTAATTGTCCGGTAAGCATTTTATGGGCATCGAACGGAGTAAAAACCCTGTTTAGTAATTCTCCGTAATGCACGGCCCGGAACTTTATCTCCCTCATTTTGTCTCCTTTTCCTCGAAGTGATCTCCGTAAAACCGGCTGCACTCGCTGCAGTCATCACCGAAAATGGCGTCATCGTACTGATAATTTACGCATTTCACGCACTCCCCTGCTTCTTTCCGGTAGAACGCGTTTTCCTCTTCTTCGTTCTCGAATGTCGGTATCATCGTATCACTCCTTATTTCAGTTCAAGATGATTGCGGAAAGCCAAATCGTGCCTATATAAGCTAAAATCTTTCATATCTCCCTTCGTATTTCGATAAACCCATCTGCCTTGCAAGTCATTACCGTTTGGAGTTTTCCCGTATTCTCGCCTTACTGTATGCCCTTTATCTGACCGGTATTCATCGCATGAAACTTGATGACAAATTATAGGTGTTCTCATTTTTTTGCTACCAGTTTGCAGTCAATTGTCTCGCGCCGGGTAATCAATCCCCACCAGGGTGGGTTGTCTCCGGCCGGAACGTGATTCTTTATGGCCTTGACCATTTCCCGATCGGATGCCTTTTTAGCCAACTTTTCCCGATAAGCCTCCGAAAGGTGGTATTCCATGCGGCGTGTAACTTTTTCGCAGTACCCTTTTGCCTCGACCAGGACAAGGGCCTGGGCAAGTGGCATGTCGAGCTTGTACCCCATGTAATGCCCGCGTGTATGCTTCGATATAAGTACGCCACGCTTTATAAGCCGGAGTATGTATGTCGGGATGTTGTCGGGGCTTATGGTTCCGTCATGTCCAGATATATCTCCACATGTTTTAGGCTCACCATCGAGGTACCTGACTATTTCAATCCTTCGCAGTTCCTCATTGTCTTTCGTAAGCCTCATTTCGGACACCTCATGTCTGCAAGCGCCCGAGTAAGGTCCATCGAACGGCGGCGAACTGCTCCTCTGTGTTTGCGGGATGGGTATGTTAGTCCGTTGAATCCGGTAAAGCTAGCTTTCTCGGTCTTTTCCATTTCATCCGCAAGTGCGATAAACTCTTTCGCAACCTTTACGGCCAGTTTTATCTTCTTATCGTCCATCTTTTTCACCTTTTGTCTCTTTTGTTACTTTTTTCCATTCAGCTTTCGCAGTTTCACTATCAAAAGGACAGAATTTCGGTGAGAAGTCGGCACCTTTTACTTCTAAAATACAAGGATTTACTTCTCCTACCTTGCAGCATTCGTTGCATTTATATTTCATTTTCCACCTCTATTTTTGCGATTATGTCGCGTGCTATCTCTCCGTAGTCGTCAATATACCGATTTGAACTACCGGAAAGAACTGATATTTTTTTCAGTGCCGCAAGAAGTTCGTCGCGTTCCTGCTCCGCCTTGGTTCGCATCTCGATTTGGTTGTCCAGGGTATCGAGCTCGGCCTTGATGGAATAGCCAGGATCGGAGATCACATCATCAGGTATCCCTGCACATGCCCGAATGCAGGCGTTGATACGTTGGGCTTTGGTCAATTATTAGCCTCATTTTTTGCTATTTGTGCGATATCATTTGTCCACCATGACGGGCGGCTTCCGTTTTGGCTTATATAATCATTTGCCGCTTCGGTAAGCGCCGCAAGCAATTCATCGAACTGACTTTTTCTGTTTCTGATTATTTCTGCAAGGCTTCCCGGAGCTTCCAGAGTTTCAGTATCGATACCTATACAGGCGTTCACACACGCCACAATACGGCGGGCATTGGCTTGTGCTTCCAAGCTTTCATGGTCGCCATCGAAGTCGCAACGAGCAACACGCATACCCACCTCTGAAAATATATTGGTGGGTATTCCAGTATGATTATCCTTGATCCACGGCTCTTTCGTATGATCCATCACTTTTCTCCTCGCCTGCTGAACAGGCTCTTTTGTTTGTCGACCGGTCCGACACCGACCACGCTTTCTGGAAGGGTCCCTGTATTCTTATATGCCGAGCATTCCACTAGATCGAACATTGCCAGGCAAATGGCCCGTTTGATACAGTCTTTGTGCCGGCAGCGGTTGTTCATTTCATTGCCTCGATACGATTCAGCTCTTCCCGGATTTCCGCTGCATGTATCAGCAGCATGGCCGACGTCGTTTCACCCCCGATGATGTCGTTCACTATTTCGATCAGGGCGTCCCGCTGGTCGGTTATCTTCTTTGCCGCCTTTTCCCAGGACGACGGAATGTATATCGGGCTGTTCGGGTTTTTGAGCTTATTGATGGTGATTTCGTATGACCGGTTCATAGACTCGGCTATAGCCAGCCGCTTTTCGAGGGTTTCAATATCTTTGTCGCGCCACATACTTTTAGTCAATTCAATTCTCCTTTCTTGCATTCTGCGCATTTCCGCTCGTGATACCGCTCGGTGTACCGCTGTAACACTTCGATTGATTCTTTTGTCCAATTGTCACCGTAAAGTTCATAAATGCGTTCAACTACATCAATGGCATCATCATACGGTTTCTCGACTTCAATAGCGGCGAATTTATTTTCCAGCCATCCGACATACACAGACGTATATGCCATAATACCTTGGCGGTGATCGAAGTTTTCGGAACGCAAACCCGTTTCTTTCGTGAATACTTCTTGATAATCAATTGCGGGCATTTGTTTCCTCCACTTCTTCTTTCCATCTTTCGTGAAAAGACTCCTCGCTATCATCACCTGATTCAAGCCAGTCGATTCTTTGAGCCATTGTAGCACCAAGACGCAATGTTTTTTCCGCATCGATAAACTTTGAAATTGTTTCATCGCTGTATTTAATTTCTCCATTGTAGGTTGTCCGAATATTACGCTCGACCAATCGCAATATCTTGTCTGCTATCTCTTCGATCTTATACTGATCATACTCGAAATATCCACCACTCATATCCCCGACTCCTTCATTTTTCGCTCGTGGTAGGCTTCGGCGTATTGCTGGATGACTTTTGCAGATGAAAGCATCCACTTTATAGGTGTATTTGGATATTCCATATTGAATAAATACTCTGCAACTTTTATCGCATCCTCCGCCGGTTTTTCGGCTTCAAGCGCGGCGAGGGCTTCATCAACACGATTGATTATTCGTTTTGCAGGGCCAAATCCCTCAGATAATGCAGTATGATGAATACCAAAGAGAACACAGGCATCTTCTCTAATCTCTTCAAGTGCTTTCTCAATCGCGGTCATTGGTTGGATCCTTCGGGTGCGGCTTTGTCGAATAGCAATCTGTACCGCCGCCCTTTTCGTCGTATGCGTCGCATTTGTTCAGGCACTTTTCCCCGATGCATTTTCTGACATATGCCGGTTCGCAGTCGCCATTACAAAACTCGCACGGAATAAGCGCGTCTTTTGAGCATCCGCATTCATCTCCCATAAGTCCGTCGAAGCCGTTTTCTTCTAGGTATTTCTTTATGATTTGCGACACTATCATTCTCCAGTCTCCTTCTGATTTGTCGGCGGTTCTGGAATGTCTAGCGGTTGCCAAAACCAGACCATTGAATCAAACTGGCTGACATCATCCTCGTCTTCACCATCCCAGCATTGGTGATATGGATTCCACGCCAAATGCTCCACAAAATATGTATTGCTATGTACTCTTTTTACAGCACACCAGCAATGCACGTGATCTGCATGGTCTATTTTTTCCGTTGGGGATTTTTCTTTTACACTAATCCAGCCGCTCATTCCCCAGCCTCCTTCAGTTCCGCTTCACGTTTCAGGATCGCGGATTTGCAAAAACGTAAAAAATCTTCTTTGGTTTCAGGGTCTCCAAACTCCTGCCATGTCTCTTCGGCAATTTCGTCCGCCCGTGTTTTGGGAAGCGTGCGGGTGTATTCCGGTCCACTATCTACGGTTTCTCTTTTATTGAATCCCCAATAAACAAATGCTTTACAAGCATCATCCGGCGCGCCGTCCCATACTTTCGGCTTTGCGCGTTCTGCTTGCAGGGCGCGTGAAAGGTTTTCAATGCAAGTATGTATTTGTGAATATGGCATAGCGCATTCGTGGCAAGTTTCAAAATGTTTACAGTTTTCAGCATCGTGAATCATTTCGTTAGTAAATTCCATTTCCTTCATTTTCTGTCCTTCCTTTCCACGTATTCGCGTTCGATGATCGCCCGGACCCTTGCCTGTCCGAGCAAAAACTCCGTGTCGGTCATGTCGTCTGAAAACAGGGCATCGAGACAGGCCATGATTTCTCCCGTCAAGGCCTCGATGTATTTACATCGAACTTCATAGACATCTATCATGTTGATTCCTTTTTTGTCATGGCATTTGGTAGCCTTACCAGCATCCCTTTTATTCCTGACTCTTCAAGCGCCTTGGTATTAGCAGCACCATAAGCAACCAGGCACGAAGGAGCTCCACTATTCGCTTCGGCTTTACGCCCATCTACATAGTGAAAGAAAAGCCTTCCTTTGATAAAAAATACTGCGTGAGCCTTGTTCCATACCTGGCTGAAAAACATTTCTGTCTCGGTTCGCGCGAATATCAACGCGATACCGTTTCCGTGTCCCGCGAGCCGGGCAAGCCACTCCTGGGATTCTCTTCCGTAAGGAGGATTGCACCAAACACGACCAAACCACGGAAGCATCAGGCCGTTGTCAATCACGGTGAAGTGATTTTTGGCCGTAGGCCATGGTCTTGTGACGGGAGCACATGGGTCCAGATCAAAGTTTCCGAGCGCATGGATTATCTCCGGAGGAGTAAGCCACTCATCATTCTTCATTTTAGAAGACTGATGCGCTCCCATCCCGCTCATAAATACTCCCTGAATGTAATATCCGGGTATCGAAACAAAAGGAGTTTCCGCTTTACCCGGTAAAGATCGTTTTTCCTTGTGTGATCGCTTTTTGTATCTTCTACGATGAATTTGCCATTTTCCATGTATGTAGCGTCGGCCACATAGCAGATGTCTTGTTCTTTCATTCCGTCATGAATGAATGATTCTTGAAGAACAAAAGGAACCTGGAACCGAAGCTCGCTTATCTTGCCGGCCTTTTGCATCAATTTCAGGTCAAATCCCCTTGCAGCCTCTTTCTGTGAATCAAACCGCTGCCCGTCTACGACAACGCGAACCGACTTGAACTTGCTCATTTCTTATTCCCTGACGGATATTCACGCTCTGCCTGCGATCTTCTGCACTCCTTGCATCCGATACGGCTCTTGAAATGCACACACGACGAACAACCTCTCGGTGATACTTTTTCATTGATTTCCAGTTTTGTATTCTTAGTAGTTCCCATTGTCGTTCTCATTCACTCAACCACCTTTTATAAAGCCTCTGGTTTTTTATCAAAAATCTCTTTATCGCAATATCCGATTTCCCATTCCCCGCAGCCCTGGTCATCGTCGCCAGAACACTGGGAAATATCTTTTTTGATCTTACAGATACGGCAGCAAATCTTGTATCCCTTCGGACAGTTCCTTTCTGATTCACCACATACGGAATAAAACTCTTTGATATTCCGTAGGTATCTCATTTTGATTTCCGCAACCCAAATAATATGCCGAATGCCAACCGTACCCGTTTATGAAACTTCAGGCCTCGCATCAACGTATAACTAGCAAGCATAATCTCGGCCTGTTGTTTTGTGACGTAACTCTCGATTATCTTGTTATGTTGTTTGTTTACGATCCTTCTTGCTGTTTTAGCGTTGTTTCCGCTCATCACTTTACTCCTGTTTTTGGCCAATCGGTTCTAGTTTTGTTGTATTCCAGCTTTTCCGTTATCGCTTCTTCAAGGTTTATTCCATTTTTTTCCGCATAATCAAACGCATTCCAGATTACATATTGCGGGAATCCTTCCGAGACCTGTCGTATCCAGTACATCGGTAAGTCTGTTATAGCAAGGAAATGATTCATGATATATTTCACCCCGAGGATCCTGAGCAGGGTACAGCTTGAAATTACTACATCAGCCAGTTCGAAACTCATGGCGTTTAATCGATCTTCCAGCGAAGGGTCTTCTTTGGGAGTAAGTTCGAAGAGTCTCTTTGCTTCATAAAATTCAATAATCTCTTCGATAATCTTGAACCGTTGGTCGAGGCCTGTTTTTCCTGCATCATTTATTCTCGATTCCATTATCTCCCAGTTGCTCGGTAATACGATCTCATTCAGAAATATCTCGTTTTTATCCATCATATAGCCACAATCTCCTTGTTTTCATACCTGTACAGTACCAGGCCGTTTTCTTTTGCAATCCGCATCTCTTCATGTACGCCCCGACTTTTATTTATGTGTGGGTTAATTATGAATACGATATGCGTTGATCGGACCACCCTGGGCCGGCATATCTTCATGTAATCCTCCCATTTTGGCAGTTTTGGTAACTTCATGGGATTGAACACCGTGCAGCCTGGGAATTTTTCATAGAGAGCAGCTTCGGCCTCCGCAAAATACACTTTTGCTTCCTCCTCATGACCGGTAATGGCTCCTGACAGATAAATATCCGGTGCAGCAGTACAAAAATTAAATTCCGGCGCATTCCCTTGCAGTCTTATATAAACTCCCCCTGCTATTCCCAGGCTGAAAACAGCCACCATTAGAATACAAATAGCATCAACGGTCATATTGACATCTCCTGGTTTTATTTCAGTCTAGAATGGTATGTCGTCCGGAAAATCCGGCTGGTCGTTAGTAGGTATTGGAGTATGATTGCCACTCGTACTCGCAGGCGCTCTTTGTTCCCGTTTTTGATACGGTTGTCCAGATCCTTCCGATTGTGCTGCCACGCCGCCCTGCCTGGCCTCTCCACCGCCGAGCAATTGAACATTGCTTGCCATAATCTCGATCTTGGAACGCGCCTGTCCGTCCTGCTCCCATCGGTTTTGATTAAGCTCGCCTTCAACGGCTATCTGCTTGCCCTTGACCAGATACTGGTTAAGCGTTTCTCCCGACCGGCCCCACAGGACGATATCGAAAAAGCTCGCTTCCTCGACCCACTGGTCTCCGCTTTTCTTTCGTCTGTTGACCGCTATGGCAAATTTGCAGACCGCCTGGCCGCCCGAGGTATATTTAAGTTCTGCATCTCGGGTTAGGCGGCCAATTAGTATTACGTGATTTACATCTGTACTCATTTACTTCGGCACCTTTACAAGCTGTGAAACCCTCGGCCAGTATAACTTTTCCCCGACCTTGACAATGTATGATTCGTGGTCACGCGGCATACCCGGTTGTTTCATTGTTTTTCCTGATTTTTCAGGTTGTACTCCTGCAGCAATCACACGTACTATTATTCCCTCTTTCGATGTTTCGAAACCACTCGACTGGCTTACCCAAAAAACTCTGTTTCTCAGCTTGAATGTAACCTTTTTCATAGTAACTCCTTGGTAAATAACTTTATTCTTTATGCCTATTCAGACTATCCAGAATCTTCTTTTTCCGAGATCCTGTTTTCCAGAAAACCAAACATTATTCCGCGAGCATCAACACGTTCGTTTTTCCCTGCCTGTTCGTCAGCAAACCACGCAGCGTGTTCTTCCGGCGTACAGTCCATGCCCGGATAATATCCGCAGTATCCACATGATCCCGTGCTCTTGCTCTCGGCTCCGCAAGACCGACATGTTGTTGTCTCCATCGTCACTCTATCGGGAGTTTGTTTTCCCGTGACGGCAGCTTTCTTCAAGCATCGCGTCCATGGATCAGCAGATGATACAAACTTTTCCACGCCCTTCATGATAAACCCTTGGAAAGATTGGTATTGATACTTAACGTCTATTTCATGCTTCGTTGACTGCAAAATTTTACTGTAGTTATCCAAGGCGTTTTCAATCTCTTCGTCGCTATATGCTTGGATAATAGCCAAGCATCCAGACAATTCCTCTGGTCTAAATTGTATCACAGAAACTCTGGAAGCGGGTACTAATTCCTTCAAATTCCAACTTTTTTGTGACTTCGACAGTCGAGATGCTCCGTCATTTACCTGATACTTGAATACCGGTTTCTGTGTTGCCAGTACCGGTTCCTGCGGGGTTATTTCTGGAATAATCTCGGCTTTATCTCTTTCTCCTTCGTCAGGAAAAACATACCTGGACAGTTTTATTTCCTGATAATTCTTACGAGTTATTCCAATGGTGGTTAAGTCAACCAATAAAAGATTTTCATATACTGGTAAAACAATCCTTCTTTTAGCCGCTTCAAAGAAGCGTTTCTGGATCCCGCTTGACGTTAATATCCCTTTCTTAAAAAGCTCGCTGTCGAACAATCCCGTTTCCACCGCGTCGGTTATGATAGTGTCAACAAGGTTTATTTCTACATTGATACGTTTCGAGAAAAGTATCCGTGCTCGCTCGTCCCATTCAAGGAAATATCCATTCTCCCTATAAATCTTCTGCCACATTTTTATTATAACCCGAAAACCCTCAGCTCCGTATTTGGCCTCTACCAGTTCAAAATTGTCATCCATCATTGTATCTAGTGGAAAATATTCTATCCCTTCTTTTCCGGGCCTTGCCATACCATCTCATCCTTTCGTCCGAACATTCGGATATTGGTTTTCTGTCAAACGTAATGCCGAATTCTTTGACTCAAATCGCGGCTTCCAAGGCCAGTCTGGCAATTGGTGTTACGTCCCGCAACTCCAGCTTTCCTGCCTTTTCCCTGGCACGGTTAATCTTACCCTTCAGGTGGGGATATTTTTGCAAGAAATAATCCCAACCATACTGATGCTGCTCGGCGTGTTCCTCGGAAGTAAGTGAGAGCCAATTCCAAGGTGCCTCTATATCGGCAGCATCAGAACCTCTGGAAACAATGTGCGCTTTTTCCATCCGGCCGCCGATCCCGGTGGCTTCCGAATAAACATGCTTTTCACGCCATATTTTCTCGGTTACTTCCTTTTCGCAGTCCGCATCGGAATAATCGAGCGGATCCACTTCCTGCTGTCCACGCCATGACGCCCAATCCCATAAAATCTCGACAACCGTAGACTGTAAATCCTGTTCGATATCAGCTACTGTGCAAAGATGGTACAAAAGCCCGTCGATGAAGTGGGCGGCAGCAACCGAATCAGATTCAGACAATCGTATTGTCCGGAGTTTTCCGGAAAACCGTGTCGGCACCTTGTCCCCGTATTCTTCTAAAAGGTCATAGTACAAGGCATCCTTTTCGTCTCCGGTTGGCTTCCGGCCTTCCATCGACTGGAATATCACGTCAATGAGCTTGAAAACTGTTCCCAGCTGTTTGTGGGTCTTCGACTGATTTGGCAGGTCCAGAGTAGACGTAAGGAAGAATTCCTTCTTGTTATAAGTTTCCCGCGACTTCTTTGTGTCGAAAAGCTTTTTAATAAGCGTGATGTCTTTCTTGTCCAGAGGAAGCAGATAGACGCATCCCTCTTTGAACGCCCCCCTGAACCGTGCCGTAATCTTCATGCGCCGAAATCCGGGGCCGATGTCATGCCCAATTCTTGCGCTTCCTTGAGCAGTTCCGCTTCCATATCGGCCGGCTGTACCGTTTTAATAGTTATCGGTGCTTTTCCGGCCGCTTTTGCCAAGACTGTTGTTTCCGGATCGTCATGTGATTCCGACGTATTCGATACCGATTCTTCCGATCCAGTATCCGATTCATATGGTACCGGTTCGGTAAATGGTATTGTTGTTTCCCCGTCCTGAATCGTTCTCATGGCTATTACATGGTCATCGGAAGTAACAGCTGTTGCGAGCTCTACGCTTTTCGGAGCGTATTTGAGCAAGGCGAGAAGGACGGTTTTCTTTCCCATCGCGACAGGATCATCCCGCCACGCGGAGCCATACCGAAAATCACTTTTGTCTTTATCCCAGGATTCCGAATTTTTGCGGGCATGGTCAAGCACCTGCTGCCAGGGCCAGACCTCGAAGTCCTCTCCGCCATTCGTCAACTTGTAGATAGCATAGACGTACTTCACCTTTTCGGTCTTGCCGCAGGGAACGTGTATGATCTGTTCGCTGGAACCATATGCGTAGTCAAACTGGTCCCCCTCATAAACAGCAACCGCTTTGATCTTCTTGTACATTCCGGACCGGTATGACAGTTCGATGACACCCTGATATCCCATCTGGAAATTGCACTCAAGGCTTTTGGTTTTGTTGTTCATCCTCGGTATGAGGTACGCATGGCCAAGAGGAGTGTTCACCTCAAGGCCAAGCTGGCAGGATGTCAGAAGTGAACCAAGAAAAGTTTGCTGCGTGCAGCCCCCCAGTTTCGGATTCTTCGATACGGCAGTCATGGCGATTCTGGCCATGCGGTCCGCCGTCACACCTTTAGGCAATGCCCGTTCGATTTCTTTTGTCATCGATACGATAAGCGACCGCAAGCTTCCGGCGTCGGATTTTTCTAGCTGTTTTGTGGTAGCGTTTGATCCATCGGTTTTCATGCTTTTACTCCCATTCTGAAAAGTACAATTGCCAATTCCCGCGTAGCGAGAATATCGGCTTCAGCACCGTGCGCGTTTTGCAGATTGACACCAAGCGACTTGCACATGGTTCCCAATTTTTTGTTTTCCGTAACAGGCAGCTTGCCCATGCTTCCGCCCTTCTTTACCAGTTCATACACATCGATGAACTGCCCGTTAAACCAATCTTCCATCGAGGCGTCGTTTCGTTCAAACATTTCCTTGACGAATTTGTAGTCAAACGGGCAATTGTATCCGGCGAATACCATTTTTTCTTTGTCCGCCCCAATCCCTGTATGCAAGGCGAATGCCTTGAGTATGTTCGGAAACATTTCCCGTTCGCATGGATACACAGAAATATCGCACTCTTTCATTCCATGCGCCTTTGCGCTTTCCGGATCATACTGGAGGCCAGCCGACATGGGGTTTGAATGAAATACACGTTTGTCCTGGACTTCTCCCCCCTTCGTAATGATGAAGGCAATCTCATGTATCCCGTGCTTTTTTTCATCAAGGCCGGTTGTCTCCACATCTACCCATGCTACGATCATTTTACGATTACCTCGCCTTCCTTGAGATAGATAATCCCGTCTTCCAGCTCTTCCGGTACCTGTCCAACCTTCAGGAGAATTACCAGAAATCCCGACTTTGCGGCCCAGTCCGAAATAATTGCCTGGGTATTTTCGTCAAGGCTTTCGGCGTTATCCACGATCAACACCTTGAATTCCGATGCGAAGATGGCTCCGATAGAGAAAAACACCTGTACCGATTCCGCTGTTGACCAGTTACCGACTTTGTTGGTATCGGTAATCCCCCGGACCGCTCCGTTATTAAGCAGCCGATTATCCTCGGTGATTTCAAGTCCCTTGATCCCGAGTTTCATGCTGGCCAACATTATTTTTCGATCCACACGAAGACGCTCGATCTCTTCCGTACGAGAAGCGTAGTCTTCCTCAAGCTTTGTTTTCTCGTCCAGTTTCGCTTTATAGGCATCGTAGGCGTCTGCGCGGCGCTCGGACTCATACCAAGATGAAACTTGAGCTTCGCATGCATCCACGGCCTCCTGTGTGTATGCAGGCATGGTTCTAAGGTAATCTACCAGAATGTTTTTTCGCTTCGACAAGTAATCGAAGTAGTTTTTGATATCTTCCATATCGGTGATGATACATTTTGAACGTGCATCATCCGCAAACGAACGGTACAGCTGGTGCTCGTCTTCAATTGCTTTGAGCATTTCCCTTCCCTGTTCCTTCAGGCTGTCGATTGGCTTGCCATGGGCGACCTCCGCCACAGCAACAAGATCCCCGATTTTCTTGATATCACGGCCAATTTCTGTTCTGGTTGTTTCTTTCTGCTTGATTGTAGTATCTATCACGGCGATCTGGTCAGTGATTCCGTACCGATTTTTCAGCAGATTGATGATCTGTTCATCGGTCATGTCCTTGAGCGACCACGGAGTTTCAAGTCCCGACCTGATGGAGTTTATGAATTCCCGGACCCCTCCAGTCACTTTGGTGTATCGCTCCCCGTCTATGCGGGAAACTTCCTGCTTTACCGTATCACTGATAATGGTCCGGATTTTCAGGCCATCATCGGTATAAGCAATTACTTCGGCGTTTTCTTGCCCAATGGTAATCATGCCCTCGGTGTACGACTTAGGACCGTTCAGCGTAAGGGAAATGGCCTGGGCCAGCGTTGTCTTGCCGGATTTGTTCATCCCTTGGATAGTTTGCAGTCCGGGTCCGTGAAATTCGATGTCTGCTTGCTTTATTTTCCGGATATTCCGTATCTCGATTCTTTTAAGTAGCATACTGATCACTCCTTTTGTTTGTTTTGTTCCAGCCCTCGGTAGCCTGATCCCTGGTCATGTGGTAAACCGTCGTAGCCCCGCAGTCCGGGCAATACACCCTGAACGGACACCCCATCATTCCGTCAGCCTTAATAAAGGCATCGAGGCTTCCGCACGCCCGGCATGGATCGAAGTTTGTTTTCATCACGCACCCTTGTTGGTTATGCGGAATTGACCGCTTTCGGATTCTTTCGAGTACTTTTCGTACAGCCCGTCGATCTTCAGCTTGTCCCCGTCAACCCGTTTGGTTATAAACCTGCTCCAGGAGATTGAGAATTCGCCTGCCTGTGCCGAAACTTTTCCCAGTCCAACATTTCCGTGTCCACGGTTATTGATGCTCAGCTTCAAGGCAACGCCCGCCGCCTTCTTGCAGGCTTCGGCTTCTTTCATGATTGCCGAATTTTTTTCGTAGTCCCTGCAGAGCTCTTCTTCAGCCGAAGTAAGAACCAAAACCCCATCACCAGGAGAAAACATTCCGGTTACAAGGTCCTCTTCGCTGTCGATGCCGTCCGGTGCTGGCATGATGTTTTTCATGAAGTAGTTTTCCCAAAAATCCTTCTCTCCGGGAATAAGAACATTCTTGATAAAGTCGTCGTTTCTCGGCACGTAGTAATGTTTCACTTCGTCTTTCATGAGCATGTAGACCGAAAGAATGAACCATGCAAGGTTCAGGACAGCCATATAATGCTGCACCTGACAGTAATATTCGTCCGGCACTTCGTCTTCAGAAAATCCGGTTGCCATCATCGACGTTTTTATTTCGTGTCCGCCCATCCCCAGTACTTCCGTTTTACCGATAAGCACAGGTTCATCGGTTACGAATATCCCGTCGATATTAGCCAGCATGAAAGGATATTCGTTCGAAACGTACATATACGGAGATTCCGCGATTCCTACGTGTAATTCTTCTCGGGTATAGTCCCGGACCACCGGCTCAAGTATTTTGCCCCGTCTCGTTGCCTTGTTGCCGTCGAAGGAGGTCATGCCCTTCTTGTCGCAGTAAACCGTCAGGGCCGAACCGTAACTGCTCATGCCGAGTATTTTTCCGGCATCCGATCCGCCAATGTATGATTTTCTACTCTCGCGCCACTCATCGTCGTTTTTGAAGCTGTCCAGAGGTATCTTTGTAAAAGCCCCGTTTAGTAAATCAGCCATAATATTGACTCCCTGATAGAAAACAACTATTCTTTACTTATCGCTTCTCTTTCGTGACTCGCGCCTCCTCACAAGGCGCGGGTCTTTTTTTAGGCAATAACCAACATTTTCGGGAACCTATTGCGGAAGTATTCGCCGATCCGAAGAATCGCTTCATGCCTCCAGCTTCCACCGTCCGCCTCAAACAAAGCCACCTGCGGTTCATCGTCACCGGAAAGACGAATGCGAAGCAAAAAGTCGCTTTTTACCTGCGGTATTTCCCGGAATGTCCGGAAAGGTGCAAGCTTGACAATCGCCTTTGTGGTTTCCTCTGTCTTCAAAGAAGATTTTATTCCTCTTGAAACTTCCACTTTTTGGGTTATTCCGTCATCGGCGGTTTCAATCGCAGTGCCTCCGGAAAGCTTCGAGGTCAATGTCAGGACATATTCCGAGTCGTCACCTTCCTGCTTTTCGATCAGGGACCGGAATTTGATTGCAAATTCCTCCTGGGCCATGAACTTCCCGAAGGGGAACGATTCCAAACTCTTGTCCATGACACATTCCAGCAGTTTCTCGCGCCGCCTATCATCTCCGACCAAAGAAGATACCAGGCTCACGGTCGCGACATCCAGAACATGAATGAACTGCTTTTCCATGAGTTTCGTGTCAATGTTCCGGCCAACATAATCCGTAATCCCCGAGAGGGTATGAACAGTCAAAGTTGTGGCGAGCGGCGTCCAGATTACCGGCTTCAAATCCCTTGAAGAAAAATCCCTGTCGCCAACTTTTACCAGAAAGGTATCCTTTACATAGGATTCAACCTTTTCCATCGCTTCTTTTATCACCGAGGACCTCCGGCTGCTTCAGCCATCTGAAAAATATTCGCCTTAGGGGCGAGATCGAGTTCCGGTCCGGGCATATCTTCGTATGCCGTAAGGGATCCATCCTCTTCTTTCTCGATAAACAAGAAAGATTCCTGCGGCTTGATTCCGGCCAGTTTCGATGAAACCGTGAGCCTGGTATCTGCCGAACGCCGGGTTTTATCCGGCTTAATAACCAATTCGATCTTGATAGACCGAACGCCATCGGGTTTGGTGTTGATGTCCCCGATATTCGCCATTACTTTCCGCAGCTCCTCGTTGAACAGGTCAATAACAGCCCCGTCCTGTAAGCTTTCCAGCAGAACCTTTTTCATGCCTGTACGCCCTCCTCTGTGTTTTCGTTTCTGTCCGTTGCTGTTTCCTGCTGTGCTTCGCTGGCTCTTGCTGCCAGTAATTCTTCGAAGTTTCCAGCTTCAATAGCCATGCCAACCACCGCCGACCGTGAATGACTGGTCGCTTCGCTTACCGCGTCCACCAGCGCAATGTTCTTCTCGGTCATCCAGATCGAAACCTGTCTCCCTCCTCCGCTTTGAATAAACATCCCTTTTTAGTCCTTTACCTTCAGGTATCTATTTCGTTCTTCCGGAGGCATATTCTCCCACCGGCTTTTCCGTAGATCAAAAGGCGTCTCATCCCAGGTACGAACCGTTTCCCTGTACCATTTTTTGGGGCGTGATCCTTCATCCGCCAATCCAAAGTTCGGCATCCTCCAGGGCTCCCGTAGCAGGGTGTGAACCCCTACCCCCTGGCTCTTCGCTATGTCTTTTTGAGTCACGTATTTCTTTGCGCTAAGAAGATCGAGTATCTCCCGGTTCTGCGCTTCGATTGCGATCAGCCGTTGCTCAAACACAATCGGATTAAAAAGCAAGGTGCTTTCCATTTTTATGCTTCCTCCGTGATCATTTTCCTAATAAAATCCAGTCCGAGCTCTTTTTTCATATCGGAAAGAGGGGGATTCGAACCCCCAGAGGCTTTCGCCTCACTTGTTTAGCAAACAGGCCGCTTCAACCCTCGCGCATCTTTCCATAGAAAATCGGCCGTACTTGCCTAGTCGACCGATTTTCACAGATCATAAAAGCAGCTAGGAAGTTCCGCCAGTCGCGGAACACGGCTGTTTGTCGAAAATGTACTTCCCGATAACGAAAGAAACCGAGTCGCCAAGCATGGACATAACGGGCTTCCAGGTAATCGGGCGGAACATAGCAGCGAGCGCATCAACAATAAAGTTGACCATTTTCGCAAGAACGCCGAACAGATAAACCAAAAGATTTTTCATGGACTTCACCTCCTTTTATAAAAATTATTTGGCACAAGTGGATTTGAACCACTGCAATACGCCTTCAAAGGGCGCTGTTCTACCGCTGAACTACATGCCAAGGTTCCCCCGATTCACGAATCGGGGGAGGTATTACTTTAGAACAATGTCAATTTCAAACACCGAAATGTTCACGTACCGGAGTGCATCGCCATCATTCTTGACGGCTTCGA